TCAGGAGCGTATTAGTAATAGCCTTCTTCTGATAAGGGGTAAGCTTATCGAAGTCTTTGTAGGCTTCCTGAGCAGCTTGTATATAGGCTGCTTGTTCTCCTTCCCGTATCTCTTCAAGAGTCTTGGTTTGTACTTGGAAGAACTTGAATTGCTTATTTTCATCTCTGCTGTCATAGCCCATGATTTCAGACAATACCTGTCTGACTTCTCCCATTGGCTTATTCTTCCAAGCACTATTCACCATATTTTGTAGAACAGCATAGAACTCACCATTACCTTCAATACCAAAGTTCTGCATTGCTTTACCAATAAGGGTTCTCTTCAGTATTGGTGTCTTACCTACATTTTGTATAGCAGCTTTCAATTTAGCATTAGCTATCTTGAAGAAGCCTGCACCTTTATCTTGAAGGTAACTGTAAAAGCTCTTGTCTTGCGCTTTGAGGCTATTCTCAGCGTGGGTATCTGCAATACCTTTCAAAGCTGCTTCTGTACGCTTAGAGACAGTTTCACTGTTATCTAAAGCCAGTCCTGCTCCATAGACTTTATCAGTAGCATCTTTTACATACTCCAATACTTTGTCATAGAGAGTACCTTCTTTAGCGTTATTAGCTTTGTCTTGTAAAAGACCTTGGAACCAGGAGGAAGAAAGAGCTAATGCTGCGAATTTAGCTAAGTGGTCTGATTTACCTTGTCTGTTAGTTTGACTATTCTTGAAGATATAGTTGTAAACATCTTGAGGAATAGAAGATTCATCAATGTTCTCTCTAGTCTGTTGGTACATGTCTTCTAATACTCGATATGAACGAGTATCTACGGTTTCATCAAGTACACTGTTTACTGCTCTATAAGTTAAGTCAGCAATATAGCTTTCAGCGGGAGATAGAATTATTCCTGCCTCTTTGGCTTGATAAGAGAACTCTTCTTCAGGAACACTATCTAAAGCCAGTTTATCTTCATAGGCTTGTTCAAAGTAGCTAGCTGGAACAGCATCAAGCATGGGTTTTAATACAGCTAAGGAATCAGAAAGGAAAGAATCATTACTGGTGCTTAGGTTAGCTAGTATTTGTTCACTAGATTGATGGTAGTTAGGTTTACTTCCTACGTTGCTGTAAGTAGTGTTGCTCTTTTGGTTTCTACTCAAGAAAGACATTGTTCCTTTTTCTAATCCCAAAGCTTTCTCTGTTTCTTCTTCTACTCTTTCTGCTATCTCAGGATAAGCTTCTATTACTTCTGGTTCAGCAAGGAATACAGAGAACATCTCACCTGGAGCAGTAAAGGCATAATCTACTCTATCTTTAACATGCTCACTATTTTCTGATGTAGGCATATTATCTAAAGCATCCCTAAACTCTTCTGCTATTTCATCAGTTAAGTCAGCTTGCTCCTCCTCAGTCATTTTATTTACTACTGCCATGTGTACTAATTCATGCACAATAGTAGTTAAACTTTCAGATATTGCATGTACTGGACTAATAACCACTGTTGCTTGATTATTTACAGGGTCAAACATACCATCATTAAACCTAGTACCATTTCTAACAACAAGAATATCTCTCTCTATATCAGAGTTAAGTTCTTTAATATTTCTTGATGCTATTAAAGTTAGTTTACCAGTTAAATTACTATTCAAGTTCCTAAGTAAATCATGTACTATTTTGAAGTAATTTATCTTGGTATCTTCATATAACTTTAGTAATAACTTCTGAATTTCATTAGATAACTTTTGAGCATTACCAGATTTAATTCCAGTATCCCCTACATATTCTTCTAATGCTTCAGTAGCTATTAAGTTATATCTTTGTACTTCGTCTCTAACAGAATCATCAGCAAACTCCTGAAGTAAGTTAGTAAAAGAAGTAGCCAGTTTATTAGCATAGTCTTTTGCTTCTGGTTCAATGATTTCCTTTTGAATAATATTCAAAGGATGTGTTACTGCTTCTATAAGAGATATTTCATCTTTCTTAGTAAATAGATTCTTTATTGCATCGAAGACTCTTCTAAAGAAAGATACATCTTCTTTCTTAAACTTGGTGTTAATTAGCTTAGTAGGATTCAGTATTGCATCTCTTATTAGTGTAAGTACTGTCTGTGAACGACCAGACTTATGTTGATAAATAGTAGCTAATTCTTGTAATTGCTGTACAGCATTAGTTACTTCATTAGATTTAGTAGGCTTATTTTTACTCAAATAAGGAGCTATTCTTTTTTCTATTGCTGCTTCAATGATTAAACCAAAGACATCTATATTGGTTAGTGTTTTACCAAAAGGAACATATATCTTTTTAGTTTCTAAAGATATTTGTATTTCTTCTACCTTTGTTCTGCGTACAATCGTATATTCATCTTGAAGTAAGTCATCAATGAAAGCTAAATCATATTTCTCAAACTTATTTCTGTATTTATTCCACCATTGTTGTAAAGAAGCTTCTCCTACATACTTGGGTAGTGATTTAATAATGTTAAGTACTTCTTTAGCTACTTTAGGTAAGAACCAGGTATTCTTTTGTACTTCTTCTTTGCTAGGTGCTTTAGTGGGTTTCACTTCTTCTGAAAAACCCTCTTTTAATTTTTGGTATTTAGCTTCTCTTGCTTTTTCTTGATTAGCAATAGCTTCAGCAATAGCAGTATTACCTTCTACTTTAAGACTACCTTCTACACCACCATATTGATGTACCCAAGTTACTTGAGAAAGCTGTTCTAGCTTTTGTCTTTCCCAATTATTGACTTCATCTATATATTCATTAAAACTCGTAAGGTCTCTGGTATAGAATTTATCAAAAGCATTTGCTAGTTCTATTCTATCTTGTTCACTTAGTTTAGCCTTCTTAATGCCTTCATATACTCTTAATAAGGCTTCCATTGCATTGTAACCAATGTCTGTATCAGTTAAAGCCCTAAACCATGCTTCATTCTGCTTCTTGGTTCCTTCAATAGAGTCATCTAGAGAGAACATGTCAGCATCATGTAGGTTCAGTACAGGGAATAATTGCTGCATTAAAGAGGTTACATAGCCGTCTATGGACTGGATAAACTGAGCATTAGTAGACATACCTGGATTACCCCATTGGCGAACCAGCTGAGGTGAACTAGAACCTTTGTTTTCTCCTTTTTTAGAGTGTTCTAGGGTTACTCCTATAGAGACTAGCTTGCCTTCTTCTTCTACATATACTCTCTCAAGATTACCTATCCACATCTTCTGTTCATCAGAAGCATCTGAATAGACTGTTCTTAACCTTGGTTCATATTGTTTGAGATATTTATTTAGTTCTTCCTCTTGCTCTTCAGATAAGTCTCCTATATTCCATCCACGTTCATTTAAGTAATTAGTTACCAGTACTTTGTACAAAGCTTGTGTAGTGGTGTAAATAGCAGTAAGAGTCTGTCTTCTTTCTGCATAGTCAGAGAATGTATTTGTAATACCATTTACAGAGATAACTCCACGAGACATCTTAGCTAGTAGTTCAAATACATCTAGGTGTTCTTTAGGAATAATATCTTCAAAGCTAAAGTCTCTATTAGCTTTTAGTTTGTTAACAACCCATTCAGCTCTATTAAGTAAAACAGCTTTAGCTGCATTAAAGGTATTTACCCTCTTATCAAACATCTTTGCTAAGTTCATTATTACTGTTTTTTCACTGCCTTCAGCAGTAGCAGTCATGAATTTAGCTTTACTGTTACTGAGAGTAGTCATTGCTAAAGCAGCAAGGATATTCAGATTCTCTGTAGTTTCTTTACCTTGGTTCAGTTCTTTTATTGCTGTTTTAATTTTACTGATTGATTTATAGGATTCTTCTAATAAAGCTTTGTACTGCTCTCTTGCAGCTTTATTTTTATATCCTTTGTAGTACAAAGCAGAAATATCATCTAAAGTACGAGTAACAATAGAACGAGCAATAGCAGCAAAACCAGCACCATAAACAAATGGTGTTAGTACTGCTTTAGCTAATTTACGAGTAGCATAACCTTTACTCACTTTATCTAGTGAATTGAGTATACTCTTCATATAAGCAGGGAGCTGGTCAATGATTTCCTTCTGAACCACAGGAAGAGATTCATAGAAGTCATTGACAGGGTTATCTCCTTTCTTGGTTTCTTGTACTTGCCATTCTTCTAGTCCTTGTTCTGTATTAATACCAATACCTTTACCACCACTAATCTTGGTAAGTAAGCCTAATAAGCCCATTGTAGTAGAGGCACCATTAGTAATACCGTCAGACTGTTTAGTTTGGTAAGTAGTGAACTTACCTTCTGCTTTAAGGTAACGATATAGTTCAAACAAAGCACCAATAGACTTTTCGTCAGTATCAAATAAGTCTACATATTCCTTCATCCTTTCAAGGTCTAGGTTTTCTACAGCATCAATAATGTTTTTGCTATTTGCTTCTATCCACTCTTTTAACTTACCTACTAAATCAGCAGGAAGTACTTTATCTTCTGTTTTCTTACCTTTATAGCCTTTAATATCCAGACTATCAGTCAATCCTTCCATACTTTCTGAAAGCGCAAGTAGATACAAGCCATGCTTGGTTAACTTATCGTCTTTCATTAGTTCTTCGTTTTTATCTACAGTAGTTTTCCATGCTTCTAATCTAACAAGGAAACGGTCAATCAAACTAGACTGAGGATTGATTAGGGTACTCTTAATACCATTACGGAAGTTTTTCCAAACCACAGGAAGCAGATAGAAAGGATTACTTCCGTTAGCAGCTAACCATTCTCTTTGTTGGTTCAATTTGTTTATAAACTGGTCTCTCAAACCTCTTTGCTGGTCTCTAATAGCAGGATGAATATCATCCAGTTCTTTATCTGTTTTATGACCAAATAAAGTAAACCAAGTATCTTGGTGTTTCTCAATAATCTTGTTGAGAATATCCAGGTTCTCACTAGCTGCTTGCCAAGGTCTCTTAGCAGCTTGTAGTAGACGCTTAAACAGCATACTAGGTACTTTGGTAGGAGTACGTTTAATCGTGTCTTTGAGGTCTTTTGCTTGCGGTACAGAAGTCATTGGAGCATTGTCTTCATACTCTGCTTGCAGCAATTCACTGATAACAGTGCTGGTCTTGTTTACATAGACTGTTGGAACCAAGGAAGGAACAGTATTTATCTTCGTGCCTTGGTTTAGGGTTTCTATATTGAAGTTATAGAAGACAATATCAGCATTCTCAGGAATGTTCTCAAACTGCTTTGCTCTGGCTATATCTGCCTCTGTATAAGCCATATCTTCTATTAAGGCCTTCATTTCCGAGGGTGAAAGTCTTTCTTCTTTTAGAGCACCTTCTTTTTTCAGGTAATTGACTGCTATTGCACCAGCATACTGTGCAAGCATATCAATACGAGTAGTTGACCCTGTAATACCAAGGTTAGCTACTATGTTTCTACCTAGTTCATATACAAAGGTAGAGTTTATGATTCCTGCTTTACTTAGTCTTTGTATCTGTTTGTAAGAAACACTGTGTCTGTCATCACCATAAAGTATGTAAGCAATCTGCTCAGGTGTATTGTAAGCATTACCACCATGCTGTCTTACTGCTTCTGTAATAGCAGCAGCAACAGCAGTAGAGAAGTTGCTATTAGTAACTTTGTTAGGCCCAAGCAAGAATTTAAGAGCAGCAGCATATCGTTTAACTTTATTTCCTTCTGTATCAAAAGGAAAATCCCTAAGTATATAGGTGTTTAAGTTACTTTCATGTGTAGCTAGATGGTCTAGATAACCTTTAATACTATTTCTAAGAATAGTGAAAGCTCTTACTGCTTTCTTATCTTCATTAGTAAGTTCTCTTCCTATTCTTTCTTTAATAGCTTCATAATCAAGTTTAGCTAATACTTTTTCATAGTAATTAGCAATAGTAGCTAGTACTTTATCTCCTTTTACTTTCCATCCGTAGTACCAGTGTTTTTCAGGAAGTTTATCTTCAGTAATACTTTCTTCTACTGGTTCAACAGAATCAATAACAGCATTTATCTGTTCTTCAGAAGCTTCACTAACTTCTTTTAACTTATCTGCTTCTTTCTTTTGTTTAGCTGCTTTTTCCTGTTCAGCTTTCTTCTTAGCAGCTTCTTCTGCTTCTTTTTTTCCTTGTTTATAACTTTCCGTTGATTTGTAGTGCTTAATTAAAGTATTGAGTGCTTCTATTGTTTTCTCTGATTTAGTTTTATCTAGCCAGTTTCTTAATCGCCCTGCTTTTTTAAAATCATCCATAGGAGCGTTGAATAGATTCTTTAAAGAAGAAATAGTTTCTTTTATGTGTGCTTTTGCTTCTTCTACAGACATGGAACCAGTAGAAGAAGATTCTTGTCCCTCTTTCTTCTCTTGGTTCTTGGTTTGTGTTTGTTCTTTTGCTTCTTTTTTATTTTCGGTAGTAGGTTTACTTGGTTCTACTTTCTTTATTCCTAGTTTTTCCAGTATTTCATTAATGTCATCTACATCGGTAATTTTTTCATCATTAATATATCCTTGAATAGTTTGTTGTGTCTTACTCTTACTATTACTCCAGCTATTTTCTATATAACCTAATATGGTTTTCTTCTGAGGAGTATCCATCTTACTAGCTTCTACCAAAGCTTTAAGAGCACTAGTGTCTTCTTCCTTTGGTTCTTTCAAAGAAGCTATTTCTTGTTCCAGCTTAGACTCCTCAGTTTCAAATAAAGGTTTAAGTATCTCTACAAGCTTTCCTGTATTCTCAGTAGTAGTTCCATTGTCATCTTGTGCAATGTTGTACTCATCATTAGCAACTTCTACTACACCAAGCTGTGCTAAGTATTCCATCAATGGTTTTAGTTCTTTTTCTACTTTAGTAGCTGAAGTAGCTAAACTATGAATGAAGCTTTGTGCTGCTTTAGGAAGTTTCTTAAACTCTTTATAGACTTTTTCATCTATTTCTTGTTCATATCTATCTGCATATTTTCCTTCTATATCTGAACCAAGAATAGAAGTTATATCCTTTTTACTTTTTTCATACTTCTCTTCAGCCTTTCTTATTTCTTCTTGGTTCTCTCTTTCTTCTATTTCTTTCGCTTCTTGTTCACTTACTTGTCCAGCATCTTCAAAAGGATTAGAAGTAGTATTTTCTTTATCAACAGTATTAGAGGTATTACTGTTTATTGCATCGAAGACTTTTGTAAAGACTTCTTCTGCTTCAGCTATTACTTCGTCTAGTTCTACTATACGTGCATTAAATTCTTCATCTGTAGTTGCTTTTTTAGCTTTATCTAAAGCAACATCTACTTTTGATGATTCAGCAGTAGCTATTCGATAAGCTTCATAAGAACCTTTTTGCTGTAAGAGATTCTTCTTAACCCTAAATTGTTGTGCTTTTTGTTCTCGTGGTTTAATAATTTCTTCACGGTTAATAGCAGTAGGTTGAGTAGTGTTTTCTTTAGTATCAGTAGTAGCAGGTTGAGCATTACCTTCTTCATCAACAGTAAAGTCAGGCTTACTAAGTTCTTCCTCGTAAGCACCAAGAGGTATCTCTTCTTCTACTGGTTCAGTAGTAGGTTGGGTTTGGGTCTGGGTTTGTTCTGTTGTCGCCTCAGAGGCGGATACAGAGTCATCTAGAGTAGTCCAAAGGTCAGCCTGATTAAGAGCAATGCTGTAAGTCTCTTCCATCTGTTTAAGAAGAGCAGCTTCTTTAGCGACTTCTCTAGCAAGCTTTTCAGATTTCTGTGTAGTAATAGCTAATCTCTTGCCTTCTGGAAGCTTGCTATATTCTTCTTGAGTTATTTCTCTCCAAGTACCTTGTTCTAAGAATACTGGCTTATCTGTATTACCTGAAGTAGCTAAAGCATTAGTAATAGCTGTAGCCTTTCTATTATGACTATTAGAGAATGATTGCAGTTTCTTTTGATATTCAAGAGCAGTATCTCTATCTTTATTCTCGATAGAGGCATCAAGAATATCTTGATATTGAAGCAAACCTAAATGCTCAATACTATTCTTATCCGAAGTACCAGCAATCTGTTCTGATACATCAGATATAGATTGAGCAGCAATACTATCTTGTATCCTACGAAGTTTAGCTAATTCATAAAGAGTATTTTTTCTCTCTTCATCTTGTTCGTTATTAGCTACACCTTCTATTTCATCACCACTATAAGCAGCATAATTAGCAGCAATATTATTGTAGGTAGGATTATCTATTCTCTTGGTTCTAGCTTTATTAGCTAACTCTTGAGAGTTATAAACCGTATAAGCTTGTTTAGCTTGTTCGTATTCTTTCTGTCTTAACTTAGCTGCTTCTTTAATAAACTCAGGGTCTTTCTGAGTTTCTTCCCAAATCTTTCTGGTTTCTTCTCGTACCTTATCATCAGGAATATTATTGATGTCTTCTTCAGACATACCCATGATGTTTAAATAACGCTCTGCATTATTCTTTCTTTCTTCTGCTCTTTGAACCAAGGAAGAGAAAGTATCTGACTTAAACTTAGCTTCTTCTTCTGTTTTAGGTTCAAACTTACTTAAGGCTTTAGCAGCTTGAATAGGATTGTAGTCTTTATTCTTGGTTCCATCTTCATTTTCAAAGGTAGCGTGTTTAGTAATATTCTTTAAGAGTTCATCACGCTCTTTTGCTTTTTCATTAACTGTATTCTGTGCAGAAGTTATTACACCACCACCAGCACCACCAAAGAGACCTAATGCTGCTGCATAGCCTTTTTCATAGACATCTTCTCTTCCTGCTGCTTTCTGTTCCAAGGCTGTTTGAGCATACTCAACACCAGATTCTGTTAAACCACTAGCAGCCATATTTCCTGCAACAGCAGCGGCTCTATTAGAGGCTAGTTTACTGGGTATGACTTTACCTAGCTGACCAGTGAACATAGAGCCTTCTACAGCGTTTAGAGCACCATACAATGCTGCTGCTCCATCTATGCCTTCTGTCTCTGAACCAGTAAGGAAAGCAGTATCTTGTGCTTTCTTTCTTTGGTCTCTTCCTTCTTGTGCTACTCGGAAAGCATCACCAGAAAGCATGGTAGTTACTGCTTGTTTCCCACCTAAAGCACCAGTACCAATAATACCTAAGATAGAGCCTAAGCCTTCTCCTACATCTCCTGCACTAGCATTCTTTATAGAAGCAATAGTAGTATCCCAACCATCTACAGGTTCTCCTGTAGCTTTCAAATCAGATAATGTCTCTGCTCTGTGCATACGAGAAGAGGCTTCATCTGTCATGAAATGATTAGCTGCTTCTGTCCATCCAGCCATTCTTTGCTGTGTTTCATTCCATTGTCTATTTCCTTCTGCAATCTCATATAAGGTTTTATCCTTAAGATTGTAGTGAGTATGCCCAGTAGAGCTTGCAAAGTCTTCTTCAGCAGGTGTAAGAGTATTATTAGCAATCTTTTCTCTAAGCTGCTTTTCTCTCTTTTGTAAGAGTTGAATATTATCTGGTTGGTCTTTGTAAGCATTCATGACATCTACTAGCTCTCTTTGAGCAGCATCTCTATCTTGAATCTTCTTAAGTACCTTTTGACCATCTTCAGAAAGGTTAGCTAAATAACCACCACCTACACCACCTAATCCTATATCTGAATAGGGGTCTAAGTTATGCAGTAAAGAAGCACCACCATAAACTCCAGAAGTAATAAGCTTACCTGCACCTTCTAAAGTACGAGTAAGAGGATTATGTCTATCGGTTAGTAACTCACCTTCATAACTTTCTCTAGCTCTGTTTAATCTCTCTTGTGATTGGATGATTTCATCATTCTTTTTATTTAATAGTGCTCTTTGTCTATTAAATGCTTGGAGTATGTTAGCCATTAGCCAGTTCCTCTTGTACTACTTGGATGAAGTTACTAACTTCGTTATTGTCGAAGTTTTTGTTTCCTGAAGAGATTGCTTGAGCAAGTACTTCACTTAAAGCATTAAGATAACGATTTCTGTCTTTTGGTGAAAGTGCTTTTACATCTTCTATTACTCTTTCAGCATACTCTGTATTTAATACAGGTACTCTGTTTTTAATCTCAGGCAAGACTAATTTATTACCAAAAGCTCTTATATCGTCTTTGAATAATGGATGTGCTTCTTTTGCTGCTTTATCTACTGTTGCTTGCCAAGCAGTAGCTTTATCTTGGTCAGTAGACTTAGGATTAAGTAAAGCTACTTTAGTAATGTCTTCAAAGTCAGATAGCTTTTTAGTGGAACCAGAAGAACTTTTCTTACTTGCTTCTTCTTGGTTGTTTGATGCATTCATAGCTTTTTCTATAGCAGTAATACCTTCTTCAATCTGCTCACTCCTAGTAGTAGGTCTTTTACTAGAAGCAGCTTTCTTTGCTTCTTCTTTTAACTCTTCTTCTGCTGCTCTCTCTTGAGCATATCTAGCTTTCTCTTCTTGATTCGCTGCATACTCAAGCATTGCTTCATCAGGTTGTGTATTCCATTGAGCTATTCTTGGACTATTACCTAAACCAAGTTCTTTAGCAGTAGCTTTAACAGCATCTCCTGCTACATCTCTATTCTTAGCGTGATATTTATCTATTACTTCTTTCTGTTCCTTGTCGTAGTTATTCTTTCTTAGTTTAAGTGCTCTTTTAAAACCAGCTTCTACTGCTTTACTTAAATCAACATCTGATGTCTTTTCATTAGAAGCAATAACTTGACTAGCTGTTTTTAATGCTTGAGTAAACTCTTCTTCACTAAGATTACCTCTTAGTTTTAAGAAGCTTTCATCTTCTTTAATTACTCCATCTTGAATATCTTTAAATCTACCATCTGTAAGCATGGTAGCTGCTATCTTTGCTAAATCTCGATAGTCATTAAAGAACCAACTATCGCTTTTCTCTTTAGAGAAATACCAATCTTTATTCTTTTCCAGTATTTCTAAAGCTTTATTCTCAATAGTTTTAAAAGGATTATCTCCTATGTTTTGCCAATCAGCATTGGATTTAACATTAGCTTCAAATTCTTTTGCTTTCTTACCTTGTTCTAGTTTCATCTCTCCTATATTCTGATTTATCTCTTGTTGCTTATCTGCTGGTAGCATTAGTTCATCAGGAGTTAAACCAGTATTTTTAATAACTTCTTCTACGGTATTACCAAAGTTAGTATTAATAGGTAAGCCAGTAGTAGGATTACTACCATCTGCTGCTAAACCAAGAGAAGCAACTAACTTAGCCTTTTCTTCTTGGTTCTTACGAGTAAGATTCTCTTTTGCTTTTGCATAGCCTAAATCTATGGTTGCTTGTCTTACGTTATCTCTTGGTGCAACAGTAGACCAAAGCTGTGCTCTCTTGAAGGTACTGCTATCCTTTATCTGTTCATCACTAGGAGTAACATTACCTCCAAGAGCAGCTACTAGCATTGCATCCTTGGTTCCTAATCCTTTCTCAGTGGCTTCCTGAAAGACTTTACGCATTCCTTGCAGTGTTCCTATTAGTCCACTGTAAGTAAGGCTTGCATGTGCTCTATTACCCGCTTGGTCTCCATGATAGTGAGATAGACCATTAGACTTAGGTACTGAAGCCCATCTTCTAGCAACATAAGCAGCAGCATCTTCTACACCTCTACCTGTCTTCATGAAAGACATAAACTCACCACCTTGTAAGAGTAACCCTACAAAGAGTTGGTCTTGTACGGCAGGAGTAAGTTGAGTGTTGTAATCAATACCCATCTTCTTAGCTGTTTCTTCAAGAGTAGGTCCAGTGAATTGATACTTACCTATGGCATTAAGCTTTCCTTTCTTTTGTAAAGCCCTAACCTCTCCAAGAGTCATCTGACTAATCTTGTAGTCTCTGTTAATGGCATACAGGTCTTTACCATTAGCTCTCTTACGTCCTGTATTGTAGTTATTGATGTCATAACCTTCTTTCCCTCTGGTTCCTTCTCCTACGCCTATATAGGACTGTAGAGAAGCAAGTCCTTTAGAGGCATTCTCAGCAACACTCTTATATTCTCCCTGTATTTGTTCTGCTGCCTTCTGAATAGCATCAGATACCTCTACGGTACCAGTAGGCTGATTACCATTGAAAGAATACTTAGCTCCTACTACACCATAGATAGGGTCTTCATCTGCTGTTCCTTTACCTCTCTTCTCTTCTTTGGAACCAGAGGAAGAAGAACCTCTACCTCTGCTGGTTCCTGTTTCTTCTTCAGGGAAATCATCTGCTACGTTTCTTGTGTAGTTAATAGCTAGGTTATCTCCTTGAAGTTTCTGTCCATAACTAGCAGACATAACGTCTTGTAGCTGTCCTGCTGCTAAAGGATATTTAGCAGATACTGCTTGCATTTGTTCTAGTGCTTGAGCATCTGTTATTGCACCTGAACGTCTTGCTTCAGCAATTTGACTAATTAAAGGCATTGCTGCTTGTACTTCTGCTTGTACCTCAAGTTCGTTTTCTTTCTTACTGTTATCTAATCCAGTGCCGGTTATATTAGCTTCAGCTTGTTTATTAGCTAATCCTAAGGCTGTTTCTCTATAAGGATTAGTATCTAATTCCCATTGCTTCTGCTGGTTCTCTAATTCCATACCAGCTCTTCTGAGAATGCTCTCTTGTCTCTGGTCAATAGTAGCTGCAATCTTCTGTTCATCTACTGCTACACCAAGCTGCTGTTTAAGATTGTGATAACCAGCTTCAAAATCAGGTGAGCTAGGGTCATTCTGCATAATGTATTGTTGCAGAATACCTGTAGCTCTCTCTTCATTGTTCTTGAGACCTCTATCTACGGCTTGAGCCAATGGATTAAAGGCATTAGCTAGTTTATCTGCTGATTGTTGAAACAGCGCATTAGCTGCGCTGTTATTAACTGCCTGAGGCCCAATAATCTGTATTTTGCCCATTATTTAATCCCATATCTTTCTTGGTCTCTTTGCACTGCACCCATATCACCGTTATTACGGTTATAGCTACGGTTAGCTAGTGCTTCATTCAGGCCTTTCTTGGTTGCATCCCAAGTAGCATTCCATTGTGCTTGTTGCTGTTTGAATTGTTTATTAGCAAGAGATACACCTCTTAAACCTGCATAGAGATTACCTAATGTTTGCAAACCACCAAAGATAGTATTCATACGGTCTGCAAAGCTAGATGTATTCCATGCTTGAGCTAGTGTTTGATTAGGAATGCTATTAGGGTTTACTGCAATCTGACCATAGTAGTTGTTACCTATTGGATAAGTAGTAGTCATTTGTCCATTAGGATTAAGTATCGTCCCACCAGTATTGGTTGTCTGAGGGAATCTGTCCGCCACCCAACTCGGTGTATTCCAGTCTAGTACTGCCATTGAGATTTCTCCTGTTTATGGTTTCAGTTAATGTTGGTAATTGTAAAGCATATGCAACAGAGGTAGAGATAAAGCCTATGGGTAGTAATCCTACATTTACACTTAAGGTTCTTTGTATCATCTCTGTAGGTGATTCAAGATAGTTTATGTTTCGCTTTCTTGTATCAACACTGGAACCAGAAGAGAGAAGTTCTCTCTTGTATTCTTCTAGTCTCTTCATTCTTTGTTGCATTTCTTTACCACGTTCAATCATGGTTGCTTGTGTTTTCATTGCTGAAGCTCCCATGAATTGACTCGATAAATCTAAGAGAGTAGTTGCTTTCATTTGTAAGATTGCAAATGCCCTGCTTAAATCAAAGTAGTTAGTTACTCCTGCATAGATAGCTAATGCTGCTAAAGCAAAGCCAAAGAACTTTAACCAAGTAGCAGGTAGTATCTTATAAAGAGCTTTAAGTCCTAGTTGTACTGCTACTTGAATAGCTAAGTTATAAGCAAGTGTATAAAGTAATCCATATAGAGTAGTACCATAACCATAAGTAAAGATACTGATTACTGCTATTACTATCTTGCTTATAATCTTAAACCAACCTCTTTCATACCATTTCTTCTTAACCTGTACAAAGGTAGTAGCTTCCAAATAAAGTGAATCATAGAAGGTTGCTTCCTTGGTTCTAAACTTCTTGATGTTACGATAGTAATCATAAGAGACAGGAAAGATTAAAGTAGCATTCTCACTTTCTAAATTAACCTCTGCCATATGTCCTTTATAGACATGTGAAAGCATTATTGGATTATCTACACTAAATATAATTAGCTTGTTATCTTCTATTTGATAAGCACTAATTAACCATCTACCTTTACCTGTTAAATCTGTACCATCCCAAGGTTTATTATTAGCTCCTCCATAAATAGTTCCTTTCTGGTATCTACTAGAGCTTTCAATGGTTACTTTAATGACTCCTGCTTTTAATCTTTGTTTCTGTACTTTATTATCAAAGATAAGCTCACTACTTTTTACTTCGTTATCTTGAACCAAGGAAGGAGATACTTCATTGTTAGCACAGCTTTCAAAGTACCAGTCTTTTATAAAGTTCCATACATAGAGTAGTTCATCATATGCTTTACCTTTTGCTTTAATACCAAAGTTAAGATAGACACTTACTATCTTATCTAGTTGTTCGTCTTTTATTCCTTTCTTAACCTTACGCAGTAATGTGTGATAAGGAAGACCTAACTTTGCACAGTATCTAATACTAGGTTTATATAAAGGATGTCCTTTAGCTAAGTATTCTTTATCAAATCTGAAGTAAAGCTTAGGTATAAATTCTTGGTAGGTCTTACCCGCATCTAGTACCTTTCCCAATGCTCCCAGTTCTTTCTTACTGAGTAACAAATAATCTTGCTTACCATTAACCAGAAAACCAAGAGAATAATATGTACCAATATCAGGAGGAATATCAGGTATAGCATCATCTTCTGTTTTACCTATGTCATAGCTGAATTTACCAAAAGAGTGGAATCTTTCTACTGTTCTTTTATAAACAGTAGTAGTAGTTCTTTCAAAAATATTGGCTGATATCTGCTGCTCAGTAACCGTAGGAGGAAAGGAATAACTATCAAGGTATATCCTATCCATATTCTCTTTCTCTTCTCTGGTTCCCACCACTTCATCAGGAAGACCAGTAACCCTCTTTATGGTCTCTATACGTCTATGTAAAGCCTTGAAACAACCTACTACAAAGAACCCTTCAGGTAAGTTTGGAGCTACCTGTATAACGCTGTGAGGGGCATCTAGATTGAGTGCTCTAAAGGGTGTTTCCCCTGAAGTAAAGCTGTATGGATAAGCAGGGTCTGTATTAGGTGTTTTAATTCTTACACGGACATCTTCTAAATAAGTAAGCTCTCCTTGATATAGGAAAGTATTCTCTTGAGCATTGTAAGAACACTCTTGCTGCATGATATGTCTTACTACAGTTCTAATTTCTGTATCTTCTATTGCGTAGTTCACCTGAACCAAGGAAGAGAATCTATTATTCAAGTATGACTGGAATAGTTGTCTTTCCTTGGTTTGGGAGATGCTTCTTGACTGTGAAGGAAGATAGACTTCATTGTAGTGGTTCTTTACCCATTTTCTTGAGCGTTGTATTGTTTTAGGTAGAGAAGTAGCTATGGCATTGTTTACTGTCTCTGCTAGTGAATCTTGGTTAGGATTATTGAACTGGTCATGTATCCATCTGCTTGTTGCATCCCTTGATGTTCTAGGGTGCTTATCTTTAGGTATTAGTAAGTCATTACTAACCCCAGTACTTGTTTTATATTTACCCATGAAAAACCCCCAATAATGGGGGTAGTTTATATCAAGTTTTCTTATGGACCAGTCAAATCATTTTCATCAAAGCCATCTACACTTACTCCTATACCATTGAGCAGTGCTTTGGTTGTTCTACCAATGAAATTATCACGATAACCATTAGCTTTGTTTCTATTAGCCGAATCGTTCTGTGCAAGGGTAATCCAGATATTAGACATAATTTGAGCTGCTTTCTGTTCTGCATCTCTTTTATAGCCTTGTATCTGTGCATCAAGCACTTCATTCTGTTTACCAATAACGGAACCAGGTCTGATAGGTGTTGGGTCAGTTTGTGCTCGTTCTGTTTGGATTTTCCATTTAAGTAAAGCTAATTGTGCTCTGGCTAATTCTAGTTCACCAAGCTTGATAAGAAGTTCTATCTTCTTCATCTCAAGCTCTATCTTAGCCATCTCAAGCTGCATTGCTTTAATAAGAATATCCAAGTCTAGTAGCTTGATTTCTTTTCTTAGCTTCTCTGCTTGTGCTTCTAACAAGTCTATTTCATAGGCTTGCTTCTCTTTCTGAAGTAAGAATTGAATAGCCTGTTCAAGCGTTACTGTATAAGCTTGAATGAAAGCTTCACTGTATTCTTTACCAGTAATCCTTCCTTCTTTGTATTCCCTGTCTAGGTGTAAGCGCATAGTAGAAAGGAGTACATCTAGTACTCCTTGTCCTGATAGAGACTGTTCTGTTAAGTCTCTGACATTAATGCGCTCAGGTATAGTGAGCTGCTTCAATATCATTGTTCAGTTACCTGTCTAGCATTTTGAGATTGACGAAGTTGTTCTAGTTCTTCTGCTGTCAAAGGAGGAAGCACTTCAATGTTATAAGCAGGGACTAACTTACCAGGTTCTACTGCTACATCATTTACCTTCTTGGCTCCACCAGTGTTTTGATACTTAGCATCAAGCAAAGTCAGATAGATAATATTAGGAAGATGATAGGGTTCATTGAACTGTACATATTTCTTGATGGTACCTACTACAGCATTACTTACCGTAATAATCTCACCATCCCAATCTCGCTTGAGTACATCATTAGGAACCACACGACAACGAATTAATTTAGTTGCTTCTTTAAATGCAGTTTCGTAGTCGCTTTCTTGCTCTTCTTTTGATTCCTCTTTTGTAGAAGTAGTACCAAGCTTTTTTTCAATGACACTTTTCAACTTCTCAGTAGGAATGTTATCTGGTACTTCAAGGCCCATTGCAGCAGCTCTTTCTAGCAGTAGTTCTCGTTCACTTTTATCAGCCATTATTTCTCTCCTAATAAATTAAAGGGTAGCTTTATTGCTACCCTAGTAGTTTAGCTTAAATTAAAGTTTAGCAGCAGTTTTGATAATAGCAATACGTTCAGGACGTAGAGCAGCAAAACCATACCACCACTGCAATGAACAGAAACCTACTTTACCGTATGGGTCAGTGTTGCTTGCAGTTTCATCATTCGGTTTCTTGATAATCTTCTTAAAGTTGGTTGTCTTACCATCAGTAAGGAAGCTAATAGTGGTAAAGCTTTCATCACCAACAACAAGCATCGGATAGACGTTCTTCTTACCATTAGCATTATAGAAACCAGCAGCAGTAGTAGCACCAGCACCAATCCATGCCATCATTTCAGGAACAACGACAATACGGAACATATCAATACTACCTACTTCTCCATTCAGTACTTGAGTACCAGCAGCATAATGCTGCACTGGAATGAAGGCCGGATTGTTGTGCAGGTCTTTCATTGCTCGCAGAGTAGGAAGCAGTTCACTACCTACAAACATAACACGGCAAGAAGGAATAACACGAGTATCAATGTATCGAGTACCAGTGATAATCTTGGTTTGTTTCGGTGTACGGTTATTGTCCAAGTCGATTGCTAAGTGCATCAGGTCGCTGTAAGTAACAACATCAGCAACAGTAGCATTACTTGTAGCAGAACCAGTGTAACGAATAGTTCCTGCTGCATTGATAAGGTCAAGTTGCAGCATGTCTTCACTAAGCTGGTTAGCACCAACAATCAATTCACGGTTGAAGTGTTCAAGCAATTCTTCATCAGAATCAAATTGAATACTATCTTGGGTAAATTGATGGTAGATACCATAGTTAGCCATAGTACCTTGAATCAACTTACGAGAGAAACCTACTCGGTTTACTTGACCACCTTGTTCACGAAGAACAGGAAGTTTACCTGGAATAGTACCAATATCTCGACTACTACCATACAAATTACCATTGGCAATTACTGTGCCACTAGCATCAATACCTTGGTCATTCTTGTTTCGGTCATCAAGCAAAGGCATGTAATGATAGACTCGAATGCTCTTACCATGGTGTTTAGGCATTTGAGTAACATCAGCAAGCTGACCAAAGTATTTTTCTTTAGCAGCTTCAATTAGGGCTTTCTTAATGTAGTAGTATTCTTGAACTTGTTTACTACCAGTTTGAGCATCAACGGTGGAAGTATTTCCACCAGTTTTATACATATTCGGTTCGCCAGCCATTTCTATTTCCTTTTAAACATCTTCTCGAACTCTTCATCACTGAGTTCAAGTACATTTACCACTTCAGCAGGATTAGGAGTATTTCTGCTTCCCTTGGTTCCTGCTGCTACTTTGTTTCTTTGTGTATTAGGTTGGTTGTTTGGAACTTGTGTATTGTTCTGTTTCTCGTTGGCATACATTGCTTCACCCACTCTGTAGTATGCCTCTAAGTCGTTCATTCCACCCAGTCTTCCAAACATCCGTTGTTTTTCTACTTCATTCCAGATTGTGTCAAACATCCCAGACTCCATATGTTTGTTGATGTCTGCCACAATCTCAGGATGTTCTACAACCAAAGCTCTTGAAGCGTTATCCCACTGTTTACCTAATACCGTTACTGTTCTAGCGTATTCAGTACTGCCTGAAATGCTATCTAGTACTTCTTGTAAATGCAGTTCTGCTTCAGAAGGAGTTCTTGGTGTAGGTTGATAGTTATCAGCATCTTCTTCATTGATGTCATAACTATTCACTTCACTATCTTTGAGTAGTTTAGCTATAGCAGCTTTATTACCACTCTTTACGTCTATTAAATATTCCAAGTCTTGTGCTGTGATTTTATTATCTTGCAGCATCTTGAGCATTGCTCTACTTGGTTTTAGCTGTTGCATCTTCTTGGTATAGTTAGTTCCCATCTGCATAAGGCTAACTATATCGTTAGGGTCAGTTACGGTGATTTCTTTACCATCAGCTTTGAAACCCTTGGTAACTGATTCATAAAACTCTTTATACCGTCTTATATCCTCTTCTGAAAGAGGTTTATCTTCTTTTCCTTCATTGGAACCAGGAAGAGAAGAGTTATCTTCTCCATTCTCTTCTTCTGGTTCAGGTACTACTTCCTCTTCAGGGATAATATCTTCTGGTTTTGGTTCGGGGGTTTGGTCTTGTTTCTCTTCTTCATTAAAAGAAGGTACAGGGCCATTCAAGAAATCTTCATCACTTTGGTTCAGTATGTCAGTCATTTTAGTTCTCCGTGTTATCTACTAGTGTTTCATAAGCTGCTTTTGCATCTTCTTCAACAGTGTCTAGATATTGCTTAAAGAAACTTACTGCATCTAGATATACATGCTTATTAGCAGTTGTATCTGTATGCAATAGAGAAAGAGGGTACTCTTTCAAGTAACCCTCAAGTATGACTTCTTTAAAGTCAGGATTAGAGATTAGTCTCTCTAATGCCTTGCCCTTGTTGTAAGTCATCTGTAGTTTTTGATAATCCATCGTTAATACCTTTAGCACCTTCAAGCATTAGTTTACGATAAAACTCGTTATCTTTGCTTTCTTCATCCAATGCTTGTTTATTTGCTTCTTGAGTTAACTTATCTTGTAAATCTTTATTATTCATTTTATTCATAAATTCCTGTGTTTTCAAATCAGCAGTATTTTGCATTTCACTTGCTCTAGCAGATTCGACAGGAATCTTCTGGGTATTAAGGTCTCCCTTAGTAGAAGCTTCTTTAGCTTGTGCTTTAAGCAACTCAACTTCAGCTTCCAATTTAGCAATATTAAGTTGCTGTATTTGCTGTTCTTCAGGAGTAGGTTGAGGTTGATAAGTTTCTATTTGATGTGCTAAGTCAGGCATCTTTCTTAAATGAGCTATCTCTGTAAGAATTAGCTTAGACATTCCTGCATCCATGTTATTACCCATTGTTTGTAACATGAAAGCTAATTCTTGTGCTTTAGCATCATCACTTTCAGCAGTAGAAATAGATAACCTTAAATCAAAGTTACCTGCTAAATCATCCCTTCTAACTTTAATAAACTGTTCATTGGTAATTCTTACAATCTCTTCTTCTTGTAAGAACTGGCTATTCATGGCAATTATCTTTCTGCCTATTTGAATAATCCCATTAGAGAGTCTTCTCAATATACCCATCTCTCTTTTACTAGCAGCATCTAATGCTCCTCTTACACCGCTAGCAGTAGGGCCTAAACCAGCACCAGTAATACCTCCACCAGTACTGTAAGCTTTAACGCCTGTAAGAGCTTCTGCATCAGCATGTTGAAGCTGTAAGAAGTTCAGTACTGATACAGGTATCTCAGGATACTTATGCTGGAAGATTGCTTGAGGATTAGCATTAGGATTGTATTGATAGTCTTGACCAGCAGAATACTTACGAAGGTTTACTTCATCTAAAGCTCCTTTAGGGAAGCCTGTTTGAGAGTTAGCACTCTTACCTAGTAAGTCTATCAAGCCTCTTGTAACAGCTCCTACGACCTTCTGATGGTCAACTAATAAAGCACCATCAGGTTCACCATAGACACTGTTTTTCACTGGTAGATAGGGAACCACAACGAAAGGAAGCTTACCATCAGGGTAAGGATTCTCTTCCATTCTTATTAGTACTCCACCTACCCAAGTAGCAACAATAGATTTAACTATTCCAGTGCCATCAATATCCCAATAACCCCAGTATTCATATACGGATAACTTCTGCCTAGGAGTATCTTTAAAGAAACCAAACTCACCAGTAAGGAAGTCTTCATCCCTTTGGTTCAAGTAACCACTATCATCAGGTTTAATATATTCAAGATTTTTATAAAGACCTGTCTCCTTAAGAGCAGAGATAGAGCTACTAAAGTTGTAGATTACAAAGCTAGCTTTATCTAAATCTCCCTCGCAAGTAGGGTCAATAATTACTGAACGATAATCACATAGCTCTACTGAAGGACAATTTACTACTACTTTATTTCTCTTCTGCTTACGCATTTGAACTAAGGAAGGAATAAGCTGAGCATTCTCTTCTTCATACATTCTGAGCATTTCAACTAAAGCAGGGTCTAGTTGAGTAAAGCTATCAGGCTCTTCTACCTTGGCTCTTTGTAGCTCTTGTATCTGTGCTTGATACTGCTCCATTGCTTCTGGGGGTATCGGTTGATATTGAAATACTGGTATTTCTTCTTCAACCTCTTTCTCTTCATACTTCCACCCCACTTTTACAATAGCAGTACCTTCATTTACTGCTGTTCTTATGTAGTTATCAATAAACCTTGTTCTATCTATCTTGGTTTGGAACTGGTTATTTAATACCAGTGCATTCTGTCTAGCAGCTTTCCTGTCTTCCCAACTAACAGGGTCTACTCTGAATATATCCTGTGTAGCCAAGAAAGGCTCTGATAAAGCTGCATATCTCCATTCAGCTTGCTTTCTAATAAGCTGTGGTTGGACACTGCTTCTTCCTTTACACTTAGGTAGAGGTTTAATATTCAAGTTATCTAACCATTCTTTTATCTTGGTTATTTGTGTACTGTGATAACCATAAGCACTGGTTAAATCCTGCTTTAGTTCTCTAAGAGTAGGTTCATTAACCCAAGTAGTTAGCTTAGGTGGTGCTTCTAGTTGGTCTTTATCTACTATCATTTATGGCATCCCACTATCTCTAAATCTTTGTGATTCATTATTTACACCACTAACATTAAACCCAGCTTCCTGAAGTCTTTGTATCTCAGTAATGTATCTTTGATAATAAATATTACCTTGAGATACTGCTCCAGCCTGACTATTAGGAATAATGGTAGTAAATAACTTACTAGCTACATAATAGAGTAAAGCATCTATATAAGCATCAGGTATATCTACTTTAATCTCTTCAGGATTAAACCTATCTACCTTTAATGGATTAGGAATAACTTCCCCATTCCTTCTGAAGTTAATCCTAAACTGACCACAAGTAACACTAAACTCAAGTGTTCTGTAATCAGACATGAATACATCTATTACACAACAAGATAAATTCATATCTCTGTGATTAGCATTCAGTCTTACTGGAGTACCATCACAAGAGAATATCTCTAATACTTCCAATAATCTTAAAGGACAATCTTCAGTAGTTACATAAGGTTCTTTATGACATAGATGATACCTTCTAGTACATCCATCTAAACAAAGATACAAACTACCTTTCTTAATAAGAAACTTAGTATGTAGTTCTTTTATTCCTTGGTTCACAAGAGTAACTATCTTAGGTAGATACTTTAGATTCATAGCATCATCTGTATCTCCCATATAGTGTTGTGAAAGTTCTGCTGTATTAAGCAGGTCTATAAACTCAGCCAGATTCATACAAAGTAACTCTCCGATTCTATTACTGGTTCTGGTGTATCAAATACACCTCTGTTTGTTATAGCAACTTCAGCACTAGGTTTAAATGTCTTTAACAAAGCCAGCATAGATACTGTATCAATACTGTCATCATGTTTACTCTTGAAACCTTGATAAGAAGCTAGTCTCAATTCTTCCATCATTTCTTGTAATCCTTTATGGAAATCATGATGTAGAGGAAAGTACATCTTTCCTGCTTTGAACCAAGGAACAACAACATTGAATCTTTGCATCTTGTCAGTGGTAGGTCTTATTCCTACTTTGGTATTACTGCTTGTTGCTAGGTTAAACCATATATTTCTATTCATCATCTCTTGGTTTATCCAAGGAATAAATCCTCCTTGTTGACCAGTAACTTCAATACCTACTTCCATTGGTTTGTACTCACTAACTAACTTGAATAAAGCATCTATGTTCTTACCCATATCCTGTTGTTCAGCAATACCATCTACATAAAACCAATCTCCATTATGGTTATATGCCCATACACTGATAACACTTAAGTCAGCAGTACTTCTATCACTAGTAGCAAAGTCAGTAGTGATATAGAAATTAAAGTTATGTCTAACTTTCATTAAGCTATCTTTGCTGTACCACTTAAAGTTATCTTCAGTAAGTAATCTTGCATCATCAGACATAATTCTTAGCATTAGCTCTTGTAGGAAAGTATCTATCTTTCCATCTTGTTTGGCTTGGGTGTATTTCTTAAGGACATATTCATAAGGGAATCTATCTTCCCAAGAGCCTCTGAACTCTTCTTTAGTACAAGGAAACTTCTCACATACAGGAAAGACATTCACTGCCCAAGTACCACTTTCTACTGCTTCATATAAAGGGTCATTAGCATTAAAAGGAGTACCCAACCACAAGATAGTATTCTTGGTAGGGTGTAAAGCGTAGTCTACTGCTTTATAAACTGTGTCTCTTATAGACTGTAATACCGTAGGGCTTCTTGCATCTTCATCGCTTACCAAGTCATCTAGAATAGCTAATTGAGGACGAACACCTAAAGCTTTAGTACCACGAACACCAGACTTAGCACCATAAGCTTTAACAATAAATTTCTCTCCTCTCTTGTTCTCAAATCTCCATTCAATATCTGTCCACTCTGCTTTTAAGACTTGCTGAAGAAAGGCACTATTCTCATACCTATACTGCAAGTTCTTACGCATATTCTTGACACCATTATCAATACTATCTGCTACATACAGTGCCAACTTAATAGGTGATTTATACCCAGGTAATCTTCCACCCATGAAAGCCAAGTAAAGAATAAGATACTCACCAAACAATGTAGTGTTATGGGTAACTACTCCATTAGCTAGAGTAAAACTCTCTGTAGGACTATCTACCTTAAAGCATACAGTAGGTACTGACTTCCTCTTCTTGGTTATCTTTCTAATCCTTGCATACTCTTTTATATATCTCCTTTGTGGGTCTCCAAAGTTAGCAAAGTATCTTCTCTTCAGCTCTACATCTCTAAAAGGACAGAAGTCCACCATAAACAGAATAGGATTAGCATCAAATAAAATATAACCACCCAAACTATGAATAAGCATAGTTATGTAATCTTTGTCATACTTACCTTCATAATCAATACTAAGAAATCCTTTATTCGTTATGGTTCCACTCTTCCCCATAATACCCATGAAAAAGGCTTTCCTAGTTTCGTAGTCATACTCAAAGAAGTTCTCCAGGTACAAACTATTGAAACCCATTTCATAAGGTCTCTCTACTTTCTTGGTTCCAATCTTCCATGCTTTACATAGAGGAGCATATAGTTCATTTTTATTATTTTTCAGGTTAGGTGGAACATACTCTTTAAGTGTAGTAATAAACTCTTTCTTACCATCAAAGAAGAAATTTAGATGGTCTTCTGATACTACTAATCTATCTTGTCCTGCATTCTTAAAGTCAATGTCATAGCAAGGTTTATCAAATATTTCTGATACTGCAATAACCTTAGTAGGATTACCCTCTCTATCAATAAGCATGTCTCCTACTTTAATATCTCGTGCTTTAGTTTTAATCACATCGGAACCAGAAAGAAGAAATAACTCTGTGTCTAAGGCTATTGCTTTGGCTGCTCCTCGATGAATCATATTAGCAATACGAGGTTCCCCTTTAGCTATCTGGTCAAGCATTCTGTAATGAAGTACTGGTGTTTTATTCTCTTCTCCTTCATTACCATTAACCAGCTTAATAAAGTTTACAAACTCAATAGAGAACTGACTAGGAATATAACTAGCATCTTCAGCATAACTAACACTATTCAAGTAATCTTCAACTTTCATCTTCTTCCTCTACTGTATAGATACTAGATTCGGCTAATTCTTTAACCGTTACTTTACCTGATTTAATGGCTTCTAACTGAGCAGCAGCTAGGTTACTAAGATTAACCGTTAGTTCATTAAGCTGATTATTTACTACCCCTACATTGATAACCGTATCCTTCTTCTCTGGTGGTTTAAGATGATTAACAATAGCAATCATTGCATCTAATCTATTCTTCTCCTTGGTTCCATTAATCATCATGTCAGCTAATCCATTAACTGCCTTCTGGAAGATATCATGATTAGCTAAGTGTACTGGTACAAACTCTCTATCGGTAATCTCTTTAACAAGACTATTCCTAGTGTAGTTAATAGCAAACCTTTGAGGGTCTTTACCTTCAGCAACTAATCTGGCGTATCTATCAGGGAATACTTTGGCATAAGCACTAACGGTACTTTCACCCATATGCTTTAAGCTAACAAACTTAATAGCCTCCATATACTGAGTAAAAGTATATCTACCTTCTTTCATCACAGAAGCATTAAACAAGAATCTGTCTCTATACATCTCCCTTTCATCAGGGTCAGACATCATCTTATTCAGCATCTCTACATGTTTAGGCTGTATGGTATTCCTCTTTTCATAAGGAACCATATTCCTAACATCTTCAATTGTCAGTTCTTTATCCTCTGGTTTGGGGGTTTGTTCTGACATATCCTCAATCTCCAATCTTAAAGAATATGTATAGTGTATCTTATTTTTTGGTTTGGGAAATCTTTCACTTTATAGGAGAACACATATGAACCAGATTACTGAAACTACCTACAAACAGCTTATTCAACTTGAAAAAGAAGAAGGTAGTGCCATTATGGATAATGATGATAGTCCTGTAGCATTCCAACATGAAGACGGTGTATTCAAGTTTACAAATGGAATGATAAAAGTAGAAGCAGACTCTTTCGATAAACTTCTTTTAGCAGTAAAAGAAAAACTTACTAAAGCAAGTGAATATATAGAACAAGATATCACTCTTATCAATTCAATTATTAGAACCAAGAACAATAAAGTAGACATTGAAACTCTAAAACAAAATCTCAAAGAAATAGAAGCAAATAAAAGTAACCTTGTATATTCAATTAATGGTGTCAGTGTTTACTACGATAAAACAGAAGACAACGTTACTGAATTTACTGTAGATGTTTGGGGTGATTCTTACACTGACAGATTCAGAAGCAAACTTTCTTTTAAAGAAGGTCTTATCAATATGGTTGACTCTTTCCTTGAAGATTACATTCATGCAGATATTCCTGTCTTTGTATTTACACTACTGGATACTCTTAAAGTCTCTCTAGAGGCTGTTAATGATGCTTGAGTTACTAGGACAACTACTAGCAATATTTATAGTTATCATTACAACTCTATTCGGGTTGTACTGCTTTATAGTAGTACTTCCTTACATAGCAATACTTATACTTATTGCTATTGTTATAAATGTAATAAGTAATCTAATGGAGAAATATAAACAATGAATGAAGAACTCAAAATCATGCGTAATCATAAAGAAGAACCTGCTTCTCTCTTTGTGCCTTACTGGGCAGATATTAATACTGCTCTTAGTGAAGCACTCTCAAACCTTGAAGCAGGCAGAAAACCTAAAGCATATACCCACCTACATGAAGCAGAAAGACTACTTGAGAATCTTAGACTTGACATTCGTGCAATGACTATTGCAGAATAAACCTGCTCCCTACTAGGGCATCTTGCATGGAGATGTCCTGTTGTTAGAGTGAGAGGGATGATTCCCCCTAGCAATAGGGGGTCTTTTATTAGGTGCTTTGTTGGTTATTGAAGCGCCGTCCTCTAGTTCAATTACCTACTGATGCAGAACTTGAAACGGAACTGGCAGAGCACCTAATAAAGGATTCAGTATGATTCCTCAAGCGTATTGCCATAGTGCGCTTGGCACAATCATATTGTGTTTACTCCGTACTTACCCCTGCAGAAATACAGGGGATTTTTATTATCTGAACCAAGGGAAAGAAATGAAATCCTTCTGTTATGACACCATTGATAAAGTCTATCTTGTTTCTTTGGACATCAAATCACCTAGAGAAGCAGCTATCTACATTACTATTCATACTCCTACTGATACCTCAGAAGATGGACTAGTACAACATGTTAAAGAGTATGAATATAAAGATGGAGATACAGATACTGCCTTTAGTGGTTTCATCTCTTGGGTCTACATGATTGAAGAAGACTGTGCTGAACTACTTCCTTCTAACCTTAAAGTAAAAATACTGACAGACATTGCCCAATATTTGATGTCTATCTACCAGCAACCATTAACTCAACCCATCTCTTCGGTAACGCTACAATGAAACTAACATCAAATAATAAACTGGTTATTCTTTACGGTACTATCTTCAAAGTACCTTCTTGGGTTACTCAGATTAATATCCTTCCTTCTGGTTTAGTTAAAGGAACCAACGGAAAGAGAAGCTGTCTCCTCGATATCCAATCACACTATAAACCTTCCTACACTAGCATCACTATTGATGTCTCTGAACCACAAGAAGAACTACCCTATCTTTATGGTTATCTCCTTGGTTCAGATAACTCTGAAGTATTAAAGCTCTTTCCTAATCTAACGCTTAGCCTTCTTAAATACTTAAAAGAACATACTGATATTTGTAAAAGAGCCTCAATGGCTGTTGAACAAGTAGAGGATATGCTAAGACAACAAGACCCTATTCTTAGGGCATATCATCAAGGCTATACAGATAGAGATAGAGAACTCTCTTATGACCCACCAAATGTAAAACCTCTCTTTCCCAAAAAGTCTGGGTAAACTTTCTCACATATATTTTTGGAACCAGAAAGAAGAGAATTATCCTGAGGTATAACAATGAAATTACATTCAAGCAGTAAGATAGTTTTATATTATGGTGAAGTCTATAAAGTACCTAATAAAACTAACTGGTTAACTGTAGACAGAAATGCTGTTAAAGCTCATAAGGATAAACCAGTAATAACTAAGCTAGACCTATGGAATAGCCATAAATATTCTGTGTTAGATATACAAGTTAAAGACATATCAGGATGGCAGGATTCTCTTCTTAATGTTGAACAAGATATGACATGGATGCTTGAGTTCAAAGGTTCTCTTATAGGCAAACTAACAGCAGAAGAGCTAATCAAACTGTATCCTCAGCTTACCCAAGAAACTCTTGAGTATTGTTCTAGGAATTTCCATATTCCAGACCTACTTTATAAAAAACTAAGCAAGTTACTTTAACTCTCTTGGAACCAAGGAAGAAAGGAGTATTCCTCTTGGTTCCTTCTCTTCGAGGTAAGGAGTATCTCTACCCTGAAACTTCGAGGTAAGTTTCTTTCATATATTTTAGAACCAGAAAAGAGAGGATATATTCTTTCTATCCCTAATCTTCGAGGTTAGATGGAATACAGATAGGGATACTCCTACAATCAGTTAGGCGAAATTAGGGGAAAAGAATAAAATTTAGGGAGAATAGCAGGATACTCACCCAATCTCTCTCAATCCCTTCTCTACCCCCCTCTATTGCATTCCATAAGTAATTCTTTCATTCAACGAGCTTCTATCACTTAGCCTTCGGCTAACAATGCAGCAATCCTGCTGTGTCAACTACGGAGTTACTTATGAACATCGCTACTATCATTCTAGCCATTGCAGCTATTGTCCTCTTCTGGGGATTTATCAAGAGAACCCTGAGCAAGGTAGAGAGCATCACTGATGATGGTCTTGAAACTATTCATTCCCTGGTTCGCCAAGGTAAGAACAAAGCCTTAGTAAGCGAAGCTGACTCTTCAGCAGAGTTGGCTAAGAAGCTTGCTACCGTGAACCAGAAGAGAAAGGCTTCTGGTCAGAGAGAGATTGTTATTGATATCTGAGGTGAGTTATGAATAGATATGCCGTAATCCTGAAAGACGGTACTACCGTACTTTGTAATGGTACTACTGTTGCTCTTGTCCTCGCTCTGAACCAAGGTGAGGTACGAGAGGTTAGAAGAACCAACTGAGAGAAAGCCCATAGAGAAATCTATGGGCTTTTAAACTTCATACACATACACAACACATACACAACACAATAATAGTCTAGTCCCGTGTCATTCCATAGCAAACTTCAGCCACAACTAAATAATTTAGTTCATCTATCTAGATTCCTTCGGAAAAGTATGGAGTAATTAGCTTAATAGTTAGTTATTGAGATTAATTACTCTAACAGTTGCTAACAGTACTTAAGAGTTAGTTATTGCTTTTTCAACCGTTAAGGAGCCTTTCATGAAAGAAGAAATCAAACCAGTAGCTTACATCAACGTCAAGATTCGTGCCAAAGATGGTAAAGTCCATTCCCTTGGTTCCTCAGGAGTAGCCCTGATGCCAAACCGTAAAGCAGACAGAGCAATTCTCAAGCTACTTCAAGAAGGTACAGATGCCAATGACCTTCTTCCTCTCCTCGAACTAAGTGTCAATTTCCTCGATGATAGTGGAGATTCTGACCCCGAGTTTGACATCTAAAGTCAAGACCAGCTAGGTATATGTTTCCCTCATATACCTAGCAATAAAGTTAAGACATAACAGTACTTAATTTTGGGTTGGGGTGGTTGTTTGCTTGTTGTTCCGGCTCTTGCCTAAAAGAGTGCGCTCAGAGCGCTAACACTATTACCACTCTATTCGCCTTCGGCGGAAAATGCCTTATGGCACTTGTTAATTAACCAGGAGAATATTATGGCTGCAATTGTTATTAAGAACGATGTTACCAACGACAAAAATCAACCTGACTACTTTCTCAATTTGAAAATTGAGGATAAAGAAGGAAAACAGCACAGTATAGGTAAAAGCGGTATTGGTCTATTTAAGAATAGACGAGTTGATGCTTTCCTTATCAATTTGATTGAAGAAGGAGAAGACATCAATAAGATTCTGAGTAAGCTAGTACTTAGCTGTAATGAAAATACTGCTAAGACTGGTAATGAACCACTTGAATTTGACCTGGAGTGAGCTATGTGGTTTGTGTGGACTATTGTAGTAACCTTTATCCTAATATTCTTTGGTGGAATTATTAGGAAGACAGCAATTAAGATGACTGCACCGGTTGACAAAACACTGGATGCTATCAATAACTATAGCGACGTTATGCTTAACCATAGCATGACGGTTAAATACGACAGTGAAGTCAATCTTGTTGATAAGCTCAAAGATATTAATAAGAAAAGAGAAGAAGCAGGTTTAAGTCCTGTAAAACTTGATATTTAAACAAGCAAGGGAGTTCTAGTAACTCCCTTTATTTATTTTAGGAGAACAGTCCATGAAAACAGTTGTATTCCAGTTAAATAACAATATTTATTGTTTAAATGTGTACTTGACTAATAAATATGGTTTTACACTTCAATTACTAGAAGAGCTTGGTATTAATCAATTTAGAGTAGTACAAGATTTATCTAGTGGAACCAGGGAGAAGAAGATTGAACTTAAGAATGTGCTTGATGCTTTACTACAAGAAGAAGGTTTAACTGAAGATGAAATAGATGCACTGTGGGATGAACTGGATGTACCAGAAAGAAACTTTATCATCCTTAGAGGTGTATCTGTATGCGACAACTAGAATTAGAAGATGCTTTCTATAAAAAGAGAAAGTATGAACTAATAAGGGAAGATATTCTTCCCTTGGTTCAAGGTTTAGAAGAGAAAGACAGAGAGGTTATTGCTGCTAGTACTGAATGGGTAAATATGCCCATAGTAGCTTGTGCAGCACAAATAGCTAGGTTGTTTGATAAAGACTACCCTAGTGGTGTCTGTAAAGCTGTAGAAGCAATTCTAAGACTCTCTGAGAAAGGTCTCTATACACTTACTCAGACTAAGGCTAATCTCGTCTGTGATACTCGGATAAAGCTGTCTAAGGAGACTAAGACTAAGCTTAGAAGATTGAGGTATTTACCACCAATGGTAAGTAAGCCTAATCCAGTAAGAAAGAATAATGACAGTGCTTATTACACTGTTAAAGATACTCTTATTTTGGGGGACAGCTTTAACTACCATGAAGGTAATATCAGTTTAGATATTATTAATATTCAGAACAGTATCAAGCTTTCTTATGTGGGGGAGCCAAATGAAGTAAGTGAAATGATGCCTGAGTATTTCTATATGGCACACAAAGTTGATAAACGGGGTAGATTGTACTGCTGTGGTTATGAAATCAATTACCAAGGTACTGATGAACAAAAAGCATCAGTTGCCTTTTACGAGAAAGAGGTGATTCATGATTAAGATTGAATTTTAATATTGGTTGGTTAAATACTATTTAGTTATTAAACCAAGTAAAGAAAGCTTTGATGTACTTCTTGGTAAAGAAGAAGATATTATTGCTGAAACTACTATTGAAAGAACTTGTGAATATATCTTTATAGTAGATATTACAAACTTCTTAGATAGAAATGGTATTGAAGTAGATAATGATGAAACAGAGTATCTTGTTAAAGATGCTTTCTTTATTCCTAAATTGAAGAGGTTATGATATGAAAATCACTTTTGAATATTGGTTGAAGAAGTATTGTATGCTTCTTGAAATAGTAAAAGAAAATCTTAAAGTTAGACTTTATGAAGATATTGATGAAACTACTGGAAAGTTTGTTGATGAAGTTTATGAAGTTCCTTTATAGACTAAGAGTCTCTTTGTAGATGAAGAAGGTGATGTAACAGCTACTGATTGTGCTCAAGTTTGTTTTGATGCATATATTAGTAATAGTTACACAACTAAAGTTGTAGGTCATATTGATTTAGATGACCTTTTAACTAAGGAGTTATAAACATGAAATCTTTCTATTACCTTGGTTCCATCATTACTGTTAGTAGTGATGTTAACTATGTTTCTCTTAGCGATGATGGAATTAAGTGTCATAAAGAGAGACCACAGTACGATGCAAATATTAATGACTATATTTCTAAAGATAGTTATAAAGTTAAAGTAGATTATTTTAGAAAAAGTATTGGTATTAAAGATAGTTTGTTGTTAGTAGAAAATACTAGCTCTAAACTTGATATTTTATCTTATTTTGCTATTAATAAGATGAAAGAAGCATTGCTTAAATGCTTCCTTTTTGAAACTACTGATACATTCTTTGATTATCTAGAGAAACATTCATCAATGACACCTAATATACTTAGTTACTTAAAGAACTTAACTAAAGTTATTACTATTAATGGTGTAAGTTATAGAGTTAAAAAGAGTATTAAATATGTAGCCTATGATAAGAATGGAGCTATTTATGCTTTTACTCATAAACCAGAAAAAAGAGAAAAAGAATGGGTTGCTACTAAAGGAGAAACAGTATGTTTGTCTGAATATTATTCTAACTGGGAAGCTTCTTTAATTGAAGTTTAGTTTTATTTGTCTACGGAGAACAGATATGAATGAAGTACAAGAGCTTATTAATGCGTATCAAGATGGAATATTGATAGCTTTAAAGAAGAGTAATGGAAGTATTCTTTGTTTAGAAGAAACACAGGAAGATAACCTTATAGAAGAAATCAGCAACTTTATAGAGGATGGTGATTATGAAAGTATTTGCTAAAGGTTATTACGAGCAATACAGCATAGATGAAGTTATTGCTAGAGCAATGATAAGGTTAACCACCTGCTTTGCTAAAGAGATAGAGTATATAGAATGGTACTTTGGAAAAGACCCATATTTGATTAAGAGCGGAGAATTTACTTCTTACTGTCATAAAGGGGAGTTAAATACTCCTCTTCTTGGTTCCAATCAATTAACCTTTAGAATTGGAACCAAGAAAGAAAGTATTAATAAATATTTTGTCTTTGAATCCTCTTTAACAAATGGGATTCTAAATATGTTTGATTGGGAGAATGAAGCAGAAAGATTGGCTACTGAGTTAAGAGTTAGTTCTTCTGTTTATAAAGCACAAGAAGTTAGAGACTTTGAGGTTAGTGTTGTAACCAAAGTAGGTAACATACTTGATGAAGTATTGAAAGTGGCTATTAAGTATAGACATAAAGCAGAACTTCTTTCTTTAGGTATGTTTGTTTATCTTGGGAGAAATAATGGTAGTAATCAAGGATGGGAGTTTTACCATAATGATTGGATGATTACTGAAAAGGGGTTTACTGTATTTAAAGAGAATCCTGATATTAATAGTGAGGTAGAGAAGTTAGCTACTTTATATCTTGCTAGTGATGAAGCTATCTTCAATAAGATTGAAGAGGTAACAGGGTTTAAGAACTTTAAAGACTATTATGAAGAACTTAAAGTTGCTTTAGAAAAAGGAAATAACCTATGAAATATTACAAGCCAGTTGAATGGTTGAAGATACAAGCAGCAAATGCATGTGGTTTAGACAAAGTAACATACGAGGAAAGGTTAGCAGCCTTTCCTTCTTTGTCTGTAGAGAAAGCAGAGAATGTGCTCTTGTTTAAGAATACGATGAAAGCCATTGAGGACTATAAGAATGGTACTCCTAATGGTACTCCAGTTATGCTAGATGCTTGTAGTAGTGGGATACAGATACTTAGTGCTGTAACAGCCTGTAGAAAAGGCTGTGAGGCTACTGGACTGATAAATACAGGAAGAAGACCAAATGCATATAGAGACGTAGAGAATAAGATGAAGAGCTACGGTATTGAAGGTGAAGTTGATTATGACAGCATAAAGAAATGTGTAATGACTTCCTTCTATGGTTCCAAGGCAGTGCCTAGAGAGCTGTTAGATGAAGCTGTATTGCCTTATTTCTATAAAGCCTGTAAGGAAGTATTACCTGGTGCTTGGAAAGCTTGTCAGAAGCTTATAGAGACTTGGAACCAGAAGGAAGAGGTGCAACAATGGACTCTTCCTGATGGTCATGTTGCTTACTGTCCTGTGAGTGAGAAAGTAGGGGCTTATGTTCATATTGATGAAGTCAATATGGATTTACCTTTCTTTTATCAAAAGGTAGGTAGAGCAGATGCAGGGATTAGTAATGCTGCTAATGTTACACACTCTTTAGATGCTTACATTCTGAGGAGTGTGATTAGGCATTGTAGTTATAACCCTGAGCATATTAAGAAGAAACTTATAAGAGTAAACTATGAGCTTTCTCAAAGAAGCGGTGATACAGGAGAGTTAATCTATCCTGATATTACTAGAACTGATTATGCAGATATGACCAATGAAGAGTTGGTTGGTATGTATATCAATCTAGAAGATGTACTAAGTTGTAAACCATTTAGTGTATTGACTGTACATGATTGTTATGCAGTACATAGTAATCATGTTAATAGACTGAGATACTGGTATAACCAAATTATGGCTAGATTAAGTATCAGTGGTATTCTCGATGATATTTGTAGTCAGATTATGGGTAAAGATGTCTTTATTCCATTCGACTACGAAGATGTCTTTAATGACATCAAAGAAAACGATTATGCCATTTGCTAATAAAATACCCCTAAGAGAAATCTTAGGGGTTTATTTTTTGGTTTGGGAGGTGTTTATATGAACGATGAAGAACTCTATGAACTCTATAAAGAGTTTTACACTGAGGAAGGTATTCCTTTCCCTGGTTCCAGCAAAGAAGAATTTCTTGAGTGGATAAGGAACCAAGAGAGATATGTAATAGCTAAAGGTAAGAGAGAAGTGTGGTTTGTTAGAACCAGTAAAGGATGGTATTGGAAGAGATAAGCTATAGATAGGGTTGTACTGTACAACCTTAAAAAAACGAAAGCCCCTCTAGGGGCTAATACTCTCTTCTTTGAAAAAATAAACTGTCCTAGTTTATTCTTTCATTCAGGGGTGGATGCTCTTAATTCATCGGTAGAGGAAGTAAAGAAGTACAACTACCTTTATGTCCCCAACTCAGTATTACTACTAAGTGGAAGTATCATCATCCCCCAGAGTGGGCTTTCGTGTTGAGAGAGCATTCTATAGTGTTACTGAAGCTTGTCAATTACTTTTTATTTATGTGTACTGTACAACTATGAAACTATATGGAAGAAATGAAACATTAGCTAACATGTTTATATATTATGGGCTTAGCCCTCTTGTTAAAGTACCTTTTTATAATGCAGTAAATGGTGTAGTTAGCTTTTATGATAATAATGATGACATAGTTTTCTTTCTCTCTTTTGCTAAATGGCATAACATTCCTTTTAGAATGGTTAATCCTTTATTGAAAGTTACTTTGATAAAAGTAGCTAGTATTTTAATAAGTAAAGATACTGCTACTTATACTCTTAGCTATGATGATATGTACTATGAATTAAGGATTTAGTATGTCAATAAAAAAGTATAAAGCTTTATTTAATGATAAAGAGGAAGAAGAACTAAGAACTAAATTATGTATTAATATCTCTGGTGAATGCGCTTTTATTATTCCTTTATCTAAATATGGAAGTTTCTTTTTGCATGGGGAAGAACCTTTAGTAAATTATTCTTTATCATTCTTTGGTTATCATCAATGTCCTTTCTTACATATGAATAAATATAGAGATATTCATGATGTATCTAACTTACTTGCTTTATATGTTACTCGTGGTTCTCCTAGATGGAGAATAGTAAATGAGCTTATATCTAAGTATGCAATTAGTAGAAATAAAGCAGAATGTATAATAAATAAGGTATGGAGGTCTTTAATTTAATGTTTACTTATAACAACGAACAAGAAATAACATTGAGGAAGAGATTATTAGCTGCTTATTATTATAAGATTCCTTTTGATACTGTTCCTTTTATTAAACTTGATAAATACAGTCATTTAGTACTTGAATATGAAGTTAGCTATTATTGTAGTTTATTTGGTTATCGTTGTATTCCATTTCAATATATGGAGATGGATTATGGTTTTTGTGCTTATAGACAACATAGATTTACTGCTTATGGTTATGACTTTGAGAGCTTCCCTAAAGAAATACACAGAGAGATTAAAAAGCAATGAAGAGATAGAAAGAAGAAAACTTCTATATCGTTACATTAATAATGTATCTACAGTACCTAAAATACTTCCTTATACTAGTCATGTTAATAAACACACTAATGGTATGTTTCAACGTATTAATAACTTTTTTGCTTCTTCTTTCTTTGGTTATCATACATTCTTTTTTAAAATTAAAGCTTATTCCTTTTTATTAGAAGAAGTTACTTCTGCTATTCTTGACGCTACGATAGTAGAACATAAGTATAGTTTGCATATATCTAGTTTAGATATTGATGTAGAAATAAAAAGAGGCAAGAAACTGAGGAATAACTGTTTAAGGTTGTTTGAGTTAAAAGATGATAAAGAAGTATCGAGACATATTAAAAAGTAAAGAAGAAAAATCACATAGAATGAATGTATATTTCCATTTAAATGCAAGAGACACTTTTGCCCCTAGCTATCTTCCCTATATTGATTACGGAAACTATCCTTTGTTCTTTAGTTTTCATACTAATTCTTTCTATCCTTCTTCTTTCTTTAATTATCATATATTACCTTATAGATTTGTTTTAGATAGATTCTTAGATGATATTACAGATAATGTCTTTAATGTACTCTACTATGGGAAGTCGCAGTATAGAGTGTTTCCTTTATGTAGATATGAACTGGGTATCACTGTAAAAGGTAATCCAGATTTAAGAAACAAAATTCTGACTTTGTTTTAGTCTGGGTTTGGGAAGTTGTTTTTGCTTTGCCGCTTAAGCGGCAAACAGAGCAGCACCAGAGCCTCTCTAAGACGAGAACAGCACCTACCCTTACAAAGTAGTACGCCTAGGAGTGAGCGAAGCGAACGACGAAGGATGTACGGATTTGTAAGGGTAGGTGCATTACTTTTAAGTTAAGGAACCAAGAGAGATGAAGACTGTCTATTACTATGGATATTGTTTTTCTGTACCTGATTCTACTTTTTCTATTTACACGACAGAGAGTTTAGCTATCTGTGCTAGTTATCAACAAGAAAATGGTTTTTTTGTTACACAGCATCTTGGCAATGATATTAGAAGAGTAAGTATAGGAAAGCCTAGAGTCAAAGTAGGAAATGAAGACCAATCATGGATGGGAACACTTAAGCAGCTTATTGCTAATGATAGACTCAAAGAAATTACTACTATCAATAGTAGAGTAAGAACAGAAGAAAACCTTAAGTACTTTAAGAAACATTGTTGGTGTAAAAGGTTTGATAATAAAACCTTTGAGAAGCTGAAACGGTATTTCAAACAGAGTAAAAAAGATGAAGTATAAAGAAATTTATTCAAGAAATGAATGTAATAGAGAAGAGCTACAAAGAATAATAAATAACTTCTTTGAAGAATATGGAACCAAGGAAGGAAATAAGACAGTAGTAATTACTAATGGCTCTATTACTATTACTAGTGCTACAAATATTTCTCTTAATAGCATTAAACTAGTAGCAGGTAAAATAATTATTAACTGTGAGATAGAAGACTACTCTTCTGTTACTAGAGAAATAGAAGATGAATATCTCTTTTCCTTGGTTCAAGAGAAAATAAAATGCATTATAGAAAATATGCTGAACTTTTAAGGGATAGAGAGGAACAAGTTAAAAGGTGTAAACTTTTAGATTACTTTGGTTATTTCGTTCCTTTGAATGTTCCTTTTGTTATACTAATGACTTCTGAGGATAGTTTAACAAATAATAGCAATAAACATAACTTTGTTTCTTCTTTGTTTAGTTACCATTGCATTCCTTTTACTTTTGTAAAATTTCCTTTTATGTTTGGAATTAAATCCAGTCTATATGATTGTTTGGTTAATCAAACTTAATTTACTCCTTTTTATTCTACGGTACAAAAATATGGACTTACTATTACAAGAGGAATAGAAGATGAATTTTGAAGAATACATTGAACTTTTAGTATGTAGAGATGAAATTAAGAAAAGAGTAAATTTGTTACAAAGATATGCTAAATCTACTCTTACTTTTAGTGTCTTTTACGGTTTTGACCCCGATATTTTAAGTATACAAGATTTATACTTCTTTACTTTATTTAGCTATAACAGCTTATTTAAGTATGCTTCCTCAAGCATTTACTCTCAAAGAAAAGATAGCATACACTGTTTTCATTTTAGTTGGGATGAATACAAGTTTTTAATTAAATATAACGAGATTTCTGATTATGATTATAAACCTAGAATTAGTAAATAACTATAATAGTTATTTATCTATATTAAACGATTCAAGAGAGTTAAGTAAGAGAAGAAAAGTAATCAGCTATTATGGTGTTGAAGCATATGGTATTCCTTTTTATGCAAAATCTTATCAAAATAATAGTAAACTAACTTCATATTATTGTTCTCTATTTGGTTGGAATAATCTTCCTTTTATATGGATACAGGTTATTTTAGATGTACAGCATAGTATATATAAAAGAGAGCCTGTAATGTTTTCTAAGGTGTTTTACTTATGAAAATAGGTGATTATAGAAGATTAATTGTAGATGAAGACCAAATGTACTTAAGAGAACTTATATGTTTGCATATGAATACTACTGGTATTAATTCATTGCCTGTGAGTAGTTTAGGAATAAACGTGGGTTGGTATGTAGAATCAAGGGATTATGTTCTTGAACAATATGCTTGTTGCTTCTTTGCTTGGAATAGTATTGCTTTTTCTGTTTTAGAAGAAAAATATTTTAAGAGAGTATCAAATATTCTGTTTAAAGTAGCTACTAAACAGATGAAGGTATTAGAAGCAGTAGCTAAAATTAAAGTTATACGTGGTTATGGATTCTGTACAACACAAAAAATCTATAGAGCTTTTAATAAAATATAAAGAGCTATTTCTGAATAAAGAAGAACAAACAAAGAGAAATAATTACCTTTACAAAGAGCTAACAGCTTATCTAGGTTTTGAAGGAACAAAACCTTTATATTGTTACTACAGAGAGAATATCTATTCCTCTTTTGTTGGCTATCATACTTTCCCCTTCTCTTGGTTCCCTGAATACAATACACCATCTTTTATTTGTGATTACCTTAGATTGTGTTTCTTTCCAGAAGATATTCTTATGTTTTTGAGTAATCATAAGGAAGAGATAGAAAATGTTTACCTCAGATAAAGAAGTACAAGACTATTTCTCTCTTTTATTTGATAAAGTAGAACTAAAAAGAAGGAATAGTCTTAGATATGTTGATGTTTATAGTTATGTTCCCTTTTCAAGAAAGAAGCCGTTACTTGATTTTGTAAATATGCCTGATAGGTATATAGCTACTTTCTTTAAGTTTAATGCTATGGGTTTTTACTTTCTCTATAACAGAGATAGCATTCATGGATTAAATATAAAAGATTTAGATGACTTCTTTAAGTATTTGTCTGTATTAAAAACTAGGATACTTTCTTTTTATGTCAATAACTAAGTATAAAAATCTATTATTAGACTCAAATGAAAGAAGATTGCGTGTTAGCTTGTGCAATCACATAGTTAGTTACGTCCCTCTTGTTATGCCTTTTCATTTATATGGTACTTTAGACTTATCAACAGAATCTTCAGATGTTTCTTTTACTGCTTCGTTCTTTAACTATCACTATCATCCCTTTAGATTTATTAAAGAATATAAAAGAGTAAGAGAACTTTCTCACTTATTAATAATTTATGTAACAGATTATGCTAGTAGAGATGAAGTAATAAAAGAACTGATGTTTACTTACACTATTGATAAAGATAAAGCTAAATCAAGGATAAATACAGTATGGAAATCACTAGAATATCGAAAGAAGAGTATACGAAGTTAATTAACTTCTTTAGGTATTATTCTATTACACCTCCTTTTGGTTATCCTTTATCTATTAATGCTCCTGTTACTTTCTTTGCAGATTTTAACGACCATTCTTCATTAAATAAGGAAAACAAAGTTAGTGCTTACTTACTTTGTTTCTTTAAATACCATACTATCCCTTATTCAGCAATATTAAAACAACATATAAACATTATTGCTGATTGTTTATTGAAACAAGTACCTTACAATAATCTGGTAAGAGAATTAATAGGAGAATATCTATGGTACAAATGGTAATTAAGGCTTCTAAGAAACAATCAAAAGAAATAAGAAACATGTTTAGATTTTATGATATTGATTGTATGGATTATTATCCTTTTATTTCTTATAAAAAGGCTACTTATTGTTTATTCTCTAGTTTCTCTGCTCACGGTAATGGAATATCAAGATTAAGAGCATACTATTTATCTTTAATCAAATATCAACTTATTCCTTTTTCTTTCACTTACGAAGCTGAGATTAGTGTAATAGCAGACTTCTTATTAAATAATATAAATTACAATATAGGGTCTGAGTATATAAATAGAATAAAGAATAGGTACTTAAATGTATAAAATAACAGAGAAAGAATCAAAAGCAATAGTAGATATGTTTAAGTTTTATAATATTACTCATACAGACTATTATCCCTTTTCGCACAATAGCAACTACAATTATTGCTTTTTTGTTGATTTTTCTAATGTTAATTTACATATTTCAAAAATAAGAGCTTACTTTCTCTGTTTTGTAAAATATCAGATTATTCCTTTCTCTTTTATACATAAGTCAAATATAAACACATTAGCAGACTTACTACTAAGAGACCTCCACCTTACAACCAAAAATGTTAGTAGAGTACAAAAGGAGTATTTAGGTGAATAAGATAATGGAAAAAAACTCAAGAGCAGTAATAAAGATGTTTAAATTTTATAACATTGATACTGCAAATACATATCCATTTAGACCTTATCCAGAGAGTCTTTCTTGTTTCTTTGCTAATTTTTATAAAGAAATAATAAAAGAAGAAAGAATGAAAGCATTCTTTCTCTCTTTGGTTCATTATCATATTATTCCTTATTCATATATTACTTCTGCCAGAATAAGCATAATAGCAGATAGAATATTAGCAGAAAAACAGTATCATGAATTTATGAATAATATTAGAGATATAAGGAAAATGTATATCAATGAAAAAGATAACTGAAGAACAAAGACAAAGAATAATAAATTTGTTTAATTACTATCAAGTTGATACTCCTGCATATCAACCATTTACTGAAACTTATTACTCTATTAATGTTTCTTTTAATAAACCTTCAGCTAGTATAAGAAAGCTTCAAACGTTCTTACTAAGCTTGCTTGGTTATCATGTTATTCCTTTTTGTTTTACATTTAATAGTAGAATTACTACGTTAGTAAATGTAAATCTAATAGAAGTAGATGACATATGTGAGTTTAATTGTTTTGTGAATGATTATGTTAGAATCTAGAATAACCAGGAACCAAAGGAAAGAGTTACATAACTTCTTATCTTATTATGGTTGTTCCATTGTTAAACAGTATCCTTTTGACCGTGTAAGGAATTTATTCTATATCCTTGCTTATAGAAAAAGTATTTCAATGAAAGAAAATGATATTAAGATAGCCTATTTCTCTTCGTTTGTTGGTTATCAAACTCTTCCTTATTGGTTAGTACATTATGAAGATGCCAGCATTATTGCTAGACATTTATTCATGGATAACAACTGTATACCTAATTTTGAAAGGATATTAAATAAATATGTTAAAGAATATAGATTTATATTATAGCGATGTAAATTTATTAAATGATATGCTTAACTTCTATTATTTAACTAAATATACATGTTACCCTTTTATGCCTGTAAAACTAGGTTTTGCTATTTATAAAAGCAATATCCCATTTGAATATGAATTTAGAGTACGCACAGCATATTTTCTATCTTTCATTCATTATCATGTCTTACCTTTCTATTTTATAGCAGACTCCTTCTTAGCAAGAATAGGAGGTAGTCTTTTAGAAGATAGAAGCTTTGGATATGAATTGAAACAAATAAAGTGTAACTACTTATGAATATAAAAGCATATGACTTATTACATTACTATAATTGTTCTGTACCTGATTTCTATCCATTTAGTAAAGAGTCTAGTAGAGTATTTTATATTGTAAAAAAAGAGGGTGTTCCTTCTAGAATAGCTGCTACATTAGAAACTGCTTACTTTTGTTCTTTCTTTAAATATCAATTAATACCTTTTTGGTTTATATACAATATTGGCATAAGTAACCTAGCAGATAGACTTCTTAATAAACAAGTCTGTGAAGAAGAAATACTTTGGATAAAGAGGATATATTCATGTTAACGAACATAATTATGCCTAGTGAAGTAAGGTTATTACATAGAATGTTTAATACCTATAATATAAAAATTTATAATAGTTATCCTTTTGAATCTGATAAGTGGTGTTTCTTTATTACTAAGTATAGAAATACACTAGATTACTACCATAGAGCACGTTCAGCTTATTTCCTTTCTTTTATTAAGTATCATGTGTTACCTTTTGATTTTATAGCAGGATACCTATTAGGTAAAATTAGTGATGCTATGATAGAAAAGAAAAATTATGATGATATTTTACAAATAATAAAAGATAATTATTTATGAATATGAAGTTTACTGGTAAAAAGAACTCTGCTTATTTACTAGAATTATTCAAATATTACGCTCTTTCACATCCAAATTATTGTTATCCTTTTGGGAAGCATAGTATGTGTTTCATTATGCCTAGAACATATACAGATAAAGCAATATTAGAACATAATATACAGTTAGCTTACTTTCTTTCCTTGGTTCATTATCATGTTCTTTCTTATTGGTTCCTTTATGAACATAGAATAGGCTTACTTGCTGAAGGTCATCTTATTCATAAAGTAGAAGCAAACTTTGTAATTGAAGCCTTAATAGGTTTATACAAATGAATATGACAGAGTATAAGAAGCTTATAAAAGATACAGATGAAATAAAGCTTAGATTAGCTTTAATTGAAAAGTACGTTAAAAACAACTTTAGTCGTAGATTCTTACCTTTTTATTATACTGATTTTAATAACCATAGCTTATATCTTTATTCTGACAGAGAAGAACAATATTATGCTTGCTTATTTAATTGATGTTGTCTACCTTTTTGTTTATTAGATAATAGTTTAATCTCTACTGAAATAACTTATGTAACATATGGATTAATTGCTACTGTGGCAGATTGCACTGAACCAAGGGTAGTAAACAGTAGAAATGAACAGCAGATACCTTTTAAAAAGATACAGGAAGCATTCAGATGGAAGAGTTAAGGGAGATGCTTAGGTATTATGGATTATCTGTTCCTCAAAGGTACCCTTTCTTCTCTACTATGGGCTTTTTACAGTTCAACGATGAACCTGAGTTAGCTTTCTTCACAAGCTTTTGTAAATATCAAACCATACCTTATAGTGTAAGTTTCTCCCCTTTGGTTTCAAGAATAGCTGGATTAATTCAAGTGGACGGTGTAAAGGTAAAACCCATTACACAGTACTTTATAAATAAGGCTATAGAGAAATACGTTGTTTGAGTTTGGTTTGGGGTTTTGTTTTTTATTCGCTGCCGCTTAGGCGGTTTTTTTATTTGGAGACTAGTATGGCTATACAACATGAATTGACTTTATCTGAAACCAAGAAAGTGGTAGCTGCTTCACTTAAAGCTGGTATTACTCCTATTCTTAAATCACAACCTGGAGTAGGTAAGAGTGCACTGATTAATCAGATTGCTAAAGAAAGAAACCTTGAGGTTATTGATGTACGTCTATCACAATGCGATAGTAGTGATTTGCTTGGTATTCCTAACTTTAATGGTAAGAAAGCTTCCTATCATCCTATGGACATCTTCCCTCTTGAAGGAGACCCTATTCCAGAAGGAAAGAAAGGCTGGGTACTTTTCCTTGATGAGCTAGGTAATGCTGAAACAGATGTTATGAAAGCAGCTTATAAAGTTGTTTATGACCGTATGATTGGAAACCAGAAGATACATGACAAGTGTTACATCGTATGTGCTACTAACAGAGAAGCAGATGGTTGTTTTGTTAATCCTATGCCTGCTGCATTGAAGTCAAGGCTCTTGCATATCAATGTACGTTTGGATGTACAAGAATGGCTTCGATATGCTGCTGAGAACGCTCTGGATGGACGTATACTGTCTTTCATTGCTTGGGATAACGGAATGCTTGCTACTAACTTTGTAGACAGCGGAGAAGAGTCCTATGGCTGTCCTCGAAGCTGGGAAGCAGTAAGCAAATACATTAAAGACATTGAAGACCTCAATGACCCTCTAGTAACAGCAGCTATTGCTGGTTTAGTAGGTACTGCACAACAAATTAAATTTACTTCTTTCTTTAAGTACTTTAAGAAAATACCTACCTACGAGGATGTAGTTAAGAACCCTGCTAAAGCTAAGTTAAATAAAGATGACCTAGGTTGCGTATGGGCAAGCATTGGTATGTTGCTTAATAACTACCAAGAGAAAGACACTAAACAAGTAGTGGAATATGTACTGCGTATGAATGCAGAGCATCAATATGCTTTTGCTAAATTGTCTGTATTGAGACAACCTAAACTTCTTCATAATAAAGAAGCAATGAAGCTTACAACACAGTTAATGGACGAGTTAGAGTAATGTTAAATCTATTTGGAACCAAGAAGGAAGAGACTGCTTCTAGTGCTCTTTCTAAGACACTAATACACATGATGCAAGAGAGGAGTTTAGCTTTCTATGCTGAACTTGCTGTTAGGCTAAAGATGTCTTTTAAGAAGTGTGGTACTGCTTATACAGACTATAAAAGTATTACATACGATGAAGACTTCTTTATGAAGCTCAATAAAGATGAAAGACTCTTTGTTGTTCTTCATGAACTCTTGCATGTTGCTCTTTTACATAATTTGCGTAGAGGTAATAGAGATAGCAAAAAGTGGAACATTGCTGCTGATTATGCAATCAATGGTCTTATCTATAATGACTTAGGAATAACTCCTCCTAAAGGAGCTTTACATGATAAAAAATATAATGGACTCTCTGCTGAGGAAATTTATACTCAACTAGAAGATGACCCTGATAGTGATTCTTTCCTTGGTTCCGAAGACCTTCAAGGCTTAGGTAGTAACTCTCCTGAAACAGAATCAGCTATTAGAGAAGCACAGACTGCTGTTGGAGAGATGATGGAAGAAGCTTTGCAGTCTCTTAAGATGCAAGGCAAAGAAGCAGGTAAGCTTCCAGCAGGTATTGAGTTATTTATTAATGAACTTGAGAAGCCTGTTCTTCCTTGGAATATTATCTTGAGCAGGTATCTTCATGCCAAGATTAAAGGTGGAACCAACTGGAAAAGAAGAAACCGTAGACACCCTGAAGTTTATTTACCTTCTAAAAAGAAAGAAGGTTTAGAAAGAATAGACTTTGTTATTGATACCAGTGGTTCTATTAGTAGTGAAGAGTTTGTACAGTTTCTTAGTGAAATAGACCAAGTACTTAAACAGTTTAAACCTAAGTGTATTGGTGTATCTCAATTTGATACTGTTCATTATGGTACTGAGATTGTAAACAAGACTACTGACATCAAATCCATTAAGTTTAAGGGTGGTGGTGGTACTGATATTGAAGATACCTTTGATAAAGTTAAAGAGTACCCTACTAAGTGTTTCTTAATTCTTACAGATGGTTATTTAGATATTCCTGATAAACATCCTGAACAAGATATTATCTGGTTAGTTTATGATAATCCTGACTTTACTTCTTCTTACGGTAAGGTGATACATTGGAAACGCAATTAAATACACAACAACAAGCAGCTTTAGAAGAGCTGCTTTATTTTATTCAGGGAGATGAAAAGTGTTTCTTACTTGAAGGTTATGCAGGAACGGGAAAGACTTATCTATTAAATGCTTTCTTGAGTATTTATCCTAAGTGGCAGCATCTAATTACCTCTCTCAAGGATAAATTCCATAATAAGTCTATTCATATTACTGCTACAACTAATAAAGCAGTAGATGTTATTTCTCAATACTATCCTGAAGCAAAGACACTTTATAGTGCTTTAAGGCTTATTCCTAACCAAGAAGAAGATACTGTAAAAGCATGGAGAAGCTCAGGTTATCCTATTAGTGGTCTACTAATAGTAGATGAAGCCTCTATGCTTTCTTCCTTGGCTCTGGACATTGTAGAAGAGATACCTAACCTTAAGACTATCTTCATAGGAGACTCTACACAGCTTCCTCCTGTCAATGAAGAGGTGTCTCCTGTATTCACTAGGGGATATCCTTCCTACAAGCTTACAGAGCTAATGAGACAGCCTCAAGGCATCCTTCAAGATAACTGTGAAAGCTGTAGGGTAGCAGTAACAGAAGGTAAATTACCCAAGTTATTTACAGACAACGTTAGGGTTAAGCATGTATCTAAAGCACTCTTTGATAAGCTAATCAAAGAAGACATGAATAGACCTGACTGGAGATACAGTGATAGTAAAGTTATTACTTACACTAATACTTTAGCAGTTAAATATAACAAGTCTGTTAAAGAACATATTACTGGAACCAGTAAGATAGAAGCTGGTACTTACATGATTAATAATCAATACAACAGAATTGGTAGAAATACCATTAGAACAGATGAAAGGGTTTATATACAAAGGGTAGAAGAAAGAGAAAACTATCCTGAGTTTTATCTTGTAACTATCAATGGATTTACTTACTTGGTTCCAAAGAACTACAAAAACTATGATAGAGACAACAATACAATGTTAGACCTTAGAAACGAGTACGCATGTACTGTTCACAAGTCTCAGGGCAGTACTTTTAAGAGAGTCTATATAGACATTGATAATCTAAAGATTGCTATGAAAAGAGACTTTGAATTATTCAAGAAACTGCTTTATGTAGCGGTTAGTAGAGCAAGTGAAGAAATAATATTTAAAGGTGATTTATGAATGTTACACCAAATATGATAGCATTTATTAATATCTGTAAAAGTTATAAAAAAGAACATGGTAGACCTCTAATTGATTTTATTGCTTTAAAGTTAATAGCAGAAGCAGTAAATAAACATTATGAAGGTAATATTCCTGAAGATAAAAAAGAAGCTTATGAACAAGCTGCTTACATTATTAAAGAAGTTGAGGAAGATACAAATGGCTAAATTAATTCTCCCTGGTATGCCTGGTGGCCCTATTAAACCTAAACCGATTAAGAGTTTAGACCAAATCGCTTGGGAATTGGTTAAACCTCTTATTCAAGAGAATATTACTAAAAGAGAACAAGAAATCGTTGAACTAGAAATCACGATTGAGTCTACTAAAGATATTAAACAAAAAGCTGCTTTACTTAAAAGACATGATGAATGGGTAGCAGGAGTACAGAAATGGTATGAAGATACTATCATTCTGGATTTCCTGTTAGACTTCTTTGACTTGCATCCAGAGTATGCTTACTATGTTATGCCTAAGAGCTTCTTAGATGCACCTGAGTTTGAAGGTATTAACACAGATGATGTTGTTACTTTCATGAATAAATATGAAGAACCCTTCACTCTGTTTAAGCACAGATTATTTATGAATAAGATTAGTCAATGAAATATGTAACATTTGAAGAAAGAGAAACTTATCAAGTAGCTATTCTTATAAAAGAAAGCTACCTGCGTAAGAGTGAGCTTAAAAGGTTTTACCCTACTAACTTAGATGGTGGGGTTATTTTTTATGCTCTTGAGTATTCTAATAATAAAGTACCTGCTAAATTTGGCAGAGAGTACTGGAATGAACTGAAAAAAGAGTTAGAAGACTTAGGAGTACAAATTGTCTATATAGCTGATTCTCAATACTTCAAGTTAATTACCAAAGAGAAAAAGGCAGAAGCCAGTATTGGCTATGTCTTTGATGTAGATAAATTCAAAGTTACCTGTGGAGTAAATTATGGACAGTTACTCCATCAGGCAGAAGCGCAAGAGAGACTAGAGCTATCCCTAAACACTCTCAAACGGCTTCTAAGAGGAGAAGACAATGAAATAACCCTCTCCTTCAAGGGAAGCTACTATGAAGGCTCTTACGACTATGCAGAACTTCTAGGAAAGGAATCTCTGGCTTGTGATATTGAAACCTTAGGGTTATCTCTGGAGAATAACAAGATAGTCTCTATCGCTTTCTCTTGGAACCAAGAAGAAGGAATAGCTATCTATAATCCTGATTATAGTCAGTTAAGGGCTTTCTTTAATGCATATAAAGGTAAGCTTATTTTTCATAATGCTACCTTTGATATTAAGATGTTAATTAGACATCTCTATATGAATAGCTTACTAGACTTTGAAGGTATGTATCGAGGTCTTAGTAAGTTTAACTTTGAAGATACTATGGTTATGGCTTATATGGCTTTAAATAGTACTGCTAAAGTTAGTTATACATTAAAGAGTCTAGCTCATGAATTCGCCGGTAACTATGCAATAGACGTTACCGATGTAAGTAAAATAAGAACAGAATTATTATTACAATATAACTTGATAGATACTCTTTGTACTTGGTATGTATTTAATAAATATCCAGTAGAGAATGAAGAGTTACATAGGTTTTTACTAGATACAGTTAGACTATTAATTGTAACTGAATTAACTGGTATGCCTATTGATATGAATAGGGTACTAGAGATAGAAGCTATCTTGAACCAGAAGAGAGAGAAGTTATTAAATGTATTAACTTCTTTTGATGCTGTTGAAGAAGCTGAAAGTATTATTCAAGATAGAGCATTGAATAAGATTAACAGTAAACTTAAAACTAAAAGATATGGTAAAGAGAAGGTACAAGATATTCACTTTAACCATAAATCTTCTACTCACTTACAGATACTTCTCTACGAGGTATTAGACTTTAGTGTTACTGAAGTAACTGACTCAGGACAACCTTCTACCTCAAGAAAAGTACTAGAAGAATTTAGTAACTATAAAGAAAGTACTCTTCTTTCTTCCTTGGTTCAGTTAAGCGAGATAGATAAGATACTAGATAGCTTTATTCCTGCTTTTAAAGGAGCAATCCTAAAAGAAGATGGTAATTACTATTTACACGGTAACTTTAGAATAGGAGGTACTATTTCAGGAAGATTAAGTAGTAATTCACCTAATCTTACTAATATACCTAGTAATAGTGTCTATGGTAAGTTAATCAAGAGTTGCTTTGTTAGTAGGGATAGATTATTTGTTGGCGCTGACTTTAGTTCTCTAGAAGACTATGTAAATACTTTAGTTACTAAAGATACTAACAAGAGAAAAGTCTATCTTCACCATTATGATTCACACTGTCTAAGAGCATATAGTTACTTTGGTAAACAAATGCCTGACATTGAGCAAGAATTAAAGGAAATAGATGTAGATGAACCCATTTATGAAATCACCACCGAAGAAGGTAAAACCTATCTCTCTGAAAGTACCTGTAAAAGAAAAGGATATCTTTAAGTACAACAGAAGATATGACATTCTTTCCTCTGGTTCCATTTATGACAATAAAGAAAATAGAGAAATAAAACCAGATTTAGTTGGTATGGTTCCTATCTATTTAAGAGAGAAGTATGTATTAGTTTACTTAGGTGAGTTAATTGCTAGATGCTTCTTAGGACAACAACCTGTTAATACCTACTTAAGACATAAAGATGGTAGGAAGCAGCACTGTAGTTTAGATAACCTTGAATATAAGGTTCATATTAAGATGCCTAAAGAACATGCTAAACCTTTAGCTCTTGTTACTGAAGATGGTACTTTTCTTGAGTACTACAAATCTAAACATGAACTACATAAGGTAAAAGGTGTACCTAAACATAGAATAGATGACCTCATTGGAACCAAGGAAAGAGGTGGTATATGGAGATACGTTTAGTAGATAAAGAGTATGCCAAGGTTCAGATTATCAATAGTATTAAGAAGAGATACCCACATTTAAGGCAGAATAGTAAACCTGCTACTTTTGCTCTTACTTATGGTGGTACTGCACATACGCTTATCAAAAATCTTGGTATGTCTGAAGAGGAAGCTAAAGAGATAGAAGATAACTATCATGCTCTTTATAAAGAGAGCGATGAATGGGTAAAAGAGAAACTAGAACAAGCTTGTAAAGATGGTTATGTTACTCTTGCCTTTGGTTTAAAGCTTAGAACACCAGTGTTAGCAAAGAGCTTCTTGAATGATAGAAGGACTATCAATCAAGCTAAAGCAGAAGCTAGGAGTGCTGGTAATGCAGTATCAGGACAAAGTTATGGAATGCTTACTCAAAGAGCAGCAATAGAATTTATGCAGCGTGTAGAAGCCTCTCAATGGCGAGGTAAGGTATTACCTTGTGCACTTATCCATGATGCTATCTATCTCCTGATAGAGAGTAGCCTAGAGTGTCTGACATGGGTAAATAAGAACCTTACTGAATGCATGGCTTGGCAAGAATTACCTGAATTGGTAGACCCTGATATTAAAATACACGCAGAATTAGACGTATTTTACCCTGACTGGAGTAAAAGTATTACCCTTCCTTCTAGTGCTTCTGAGAAGGACATACAAGGGCTTATAGAAGCATACAAGGAGAAGCTATGAAGTATGTACTTTGTACTGCTAATAAAGATGCAAAGACCATTGATGACCTCAAGGAATTTGCAGTATTACCTAGAGAATGGGTAGATGGTAGTGATGTAGAGTTAGGTAGTAGATTTCCTCAGGTCATTCCTGTTGCTGTCTTAAGGAACCAAGAAGGAAAGATACTAGTCTATTCTCGTAAGGGTAATGAAGGTAGATTGCATGGGTTTAAGAGCCTTGCAGTAGGAGGTCATGTAGATATAGAAGATATTGCTACTTCTATTGTTGTTACTAAAGATATTAAGAGAAGTATCTTTGAGGGTTTACAAAGAGAACTTCAAGAAGAAGCAGGTGTATTTGCTTATCTTCAAGAAGAAGACTTTGAGTATGTTATTTATCAACCTACTGATGAAGTGAGTTCTGTTCACCTAGGAGTAGTTACCGTGATAAACGTAGATGAAATAAAACTAGGAGAAGAATTATCCTTCTCTTCTTGGTTCCATATTGATGAAATCAAAGAAGAAGAACTTGAACCATGGAGTCAGTTTATTTTAAGGAGATTGAAAAATGAATCATGAAGAACTTGCCAAGATTGTACATACAGTTAATCGTGCTTACTGTATTGCTATTGGAGAAGAACCCCAAGAACCATGGGAAGATGTAAGTGATGAAATGAAAGAATCAGCTTATGCTGGTATTAATTATGTTCTCAACCACCCTACTGCTACTGCTAGTACATTGCATCGTAATTGGTGTAAGCAAAAGAAAGAAGATGGTTGGGTATATAGTAAAGAAAAGAACCAAGAGAAAAAGACACATCCTTGTTTGGTTCCTTTCTCTAACTTACCTAAGAAACAAAGAATCAAAGATGTGTTGTTTATCGAAATAGTAAAAGCCCTCAGTTAAGAGGGCTTTTTTTATTCATTCTTTAGGCTTTCTAGCTCTGGCGTTTTCGATTGCTCTTCGATACTTCTCTGCTTCAGCAGAGTGTTGGTCAGCTCTTTTTGCCATCGAGAGATATTCTGTTGAGCACTCTTTAAGTACCCTTCCGAGGGCTTTGGAATACTCTCGTTGGGTACGTTCGGAAATTCTGGACACTTGATGGTCGAGTGATGATATGGTGCGCTGCAACCTACGATTAGCATCGAGAGCATCAGAGTAATCCACTTCAATCTTTTGTCTCTCTCTTTCATGGTCTTGTAAAGCATTAAGTACTCCCTTGTACTGTGTATCTAGTATGTCTTGAATGTACTGTGCATTAGCAGCTTTGTTATTCGCTACTTGTACAGCATACTCTTGTTTGGTCTTCTCTAGTTCATGGCTTGCTTGTCGATAAAGCATGGCATAACAAAGATTAGAAGCAGCTAGTATGCCAATGACATAGTTCTTCCAATTTAGCATGTCTTACCCCAAATCAAAATGTGGGCCATCAAGGAAAGCTTTCTTACCTAATGACTTACGGTAATTTTTATAAGCTTCTACCCAGTCTTCAGGTTTACCTTCTTTATCATTAATAAAATCCCAACAACCTCCCCATCTAATCTTTATACCAAGCTCATTAGCTGCATCTTTCATTGCTTGAGCCAAGGGGAAGAAGTATTGCCAATCAAAAGAGATTTTTCCGTCTACAATAGGAGCTAGGTCAACTGCTGTACCGTCAATATGACGGCTCTTTAGTGTCTGTGATACTCCTTTAGCTACCATCTCTTTCTGTTCACTAAGGGTTCTCTTACCTGCTGTAACAGTAAAGTCTATAGGAGTAATGGTAATGGCTTTCTCTACTACTGCTCTAATATCTTTATGCACATAGGCAAGAAATTCCTTGCTTCTGGTTCCAAGTTGATATGTCATTTTTTATCTCCAAAAAAGATTGAAGTAAATGCTTCATGTATCTCTTTAAATATCTCAGATATAGGTTTACCTTTTAGCATAGCTATACTTTGATAAATGATACCTAGTACAAGCATCCCAAATACTGCAAAGGTAAGCATTATTGCACCATGATACATAACACTCTTATCTTGCAGATTAAATTGTTCAATAAAAGCTTCACCTCCATATAATGAAATACAAACACTAAAGGTAAATTTCATTAGAACACTAGTACTAACTTTTATCTTACCTTCATTATCTATATCACCACTTAGAACCAAAGAAAGAACAGCTCCTACTATTGCTGCCAGTATCTTTGGAAAGTAGGCAATAAGCTTTATCAATATGTATTCATTTCCACCATTCATCTATTCTCCTTGCTTAAGGTAATGGTACAAAAGCTTCCCAAGAATCTAATATAGCATTGTACCTAGCCTCAATCTTAGCTATGGAAGCCCTTAAAGCATCATTGTCTATGCCTAGTTCTTTGAGTAACTTCCAAAGTTCAGTAAGAACATACTTGAGTTCTTCTACCTCATGCTTAATCTTCTCTTTCCTTTGGTTCCAGTCTTCTTCTATCCTTTTCCTCTCTTCTTCACTTGGTTCATTAGGATTTACTAATTGAACCCAAGGAAGAAGTCTAAGCTCTATTTGCTTGTCTCCTAAAGCACCCTTTATAGTAAGCTCTGCTTGCTTATACATACCTTCTATCCTTACCTGCTTGGTCTTCTGCTGGGTATCTTGTTACAGAGTCTCTAATCGCTATTATGATAGGCTCTGAAGCACTATATACCCTAGTCTCTAGCACAGGATTATCCTGTTCAAATCTTATATCTAGTACATGCTCCCCTACTGGAATCAGGTCATTAGTAAAAACAAGGAAGTGTTTATCATCTTGCTTTCTGATTTCCATGTCTGCTAGGTAGTTACCCAAGATATTTCTAAGCTGAGAAGTAATCTTGACATCTTTCATAGAGACCGTAGAAGAACAGCTTAATAAGATAGTAGCTCCGTAAGGAAACTCTAATACTCTATCTACTTCTGGTTTAACCATAATTACCTCAACTGGAATGCAAACATATAATCTGTACACATTCCCATTTTCCAAAGAATTTTGTTTACTGGTGCTTCATTTATTAAATGCTCATCTAAGTATCGTTCTCTTTGTACTCGATAACCTAACTTGCCTGTAGTCTTATCTATGTAACCAATAATAAGGTCTGCATCACTTCTAAGCTTAGGTCTTTTGTCATCAAGTGAAATACGAGGATGTTTAGCATAAGTAAGTGGGTCAACCTTGAATGTTTCATCAATAGGGTTGTACCACATTAAATAAGCGTCTTGGTTGTCATAAAGAACAAAGTTAGCATCACCATTGATAGAGAAGCTTAAATCAAGTTCTGTGATAGGTCTTGAACCAGTGTGAAGAAAGAAGCAGTCTCCTTGTTTGATGGTTTCTTCTTCTCCTTCTTTTTGAAGGTGTACTTTATATCCATCACTAGTCCATGCTTTCCAAGGATGAATATAGGGGGATAAATCCCCCTTACCAAGTTCTATTGGGCCATCTTCCCATGAAGTAGTGGGTAGATAGTTTCTGTTTCTAGCTCCTACAAAAGGAGATGATGCAGTAATAAATAATGTGCTATGTATCATGTCAACTCCGCTACATTTCCATTCCAAGGAGCAATAGTAAAATCAATGGTTATATCCATTCGGGTAGTTGCATCTTTATCTAGAGGTTTATTTGCTGAATCTCTAAATATACAATACCAAGTCATAGTATCCGCTCTAAAATAGAAACCACCTACTTTTTTTATGTTTTGTGAAGTATTACTCAAACCAAGAATCAATCTACAACCATTAGCTGTTTCTTCATAATGTGAGTATTCACCATCCGGATTAAAGTTATTACCACCAGATTCAACATTATTAGTTACTTTAAAAGTTTCATCTTGCCATAGCCAATAAGGGTCATAAGTTATTCCTGTCCATAAAGAGTATCTATGTCCAGTCAATAAAAAACCACTTCTTGCAGATAGTTGTTTGGTAGATTTTTTAACTCCTCCTTCCCAATAATTAAATTCCATTGTAGTGAGTTTTTCATTACTAGGAAGAACTGCATATACTTTATAAATAATAACTAACTGTTCTCCTTCTCTTAACGCAATAGTTGTTGATTGACCATTAGCATCTCTAATTAATGCACGAGTTACTATTGGATGTTCAGAAGAAGCAGTATCAGAAGCGCATAAACCAATCTCTGTTAAATTCTTACCTTTAATAGTATCTGTAAAAACAAACTTACATTCACACCAGTTATAAATAATAGGCTTAGAAGGATGTTTCTTAAAGTTATTAGCCCACCAAGTGCTACTCGACGAACTAGCTGATGTTATATATCTATCTAATTGTGTTTGAGTTTTAACAGGAGCAGAGTTACCTTCTCCTATATGAAGATAAGATAAAACATTATTTACACCTTTATATTTATTGTTGTATAGCTCTGTTTTATAATTACTATCTTTAGCTTTCCATTCTTTTATAAAAGAATCTAATATCATATTTTTATGCCAACCACTATTAAAGCGTTCATTACCGTCTTTATCAATAATAATAGCTTTAAATTGATTAGCTAATCCGATTTCTACGTTCATCATACTTTCCTCATGTTAAGTTCTATTGGTGTAGCATCTAATTCTACTACAGAATGTGGTCTTATTCTTTCTTTAACAATGTGAAATAAAACCACTTTTGTCATATTAATATAGGTTGGGTTATATGTAAGAGATATTGCTTCCTTATTGTTTTCACTACTAAATACAATCTTGGTCATATTTATTTCAATTGGTGTATGTCCAAGTTCAATAGCATTTTCCTCTGTGTGTGTATAGAACTTAATAAGTTTATACATATTAACTTCTACTACAGAAGCATTTAGTTCTACTGCTTCTTTATCTTCTAAAACAAGCGATACTCTAGTCATATCTATTGAAACAGGATTACCATCTAATTCAATGGCTTCTTCTGTTACATAAGGATAACGACTAGCCACCTTATATGGTGGCTTCTGTTCATATGAAGGGAAGATAATAGAAGTAGGTAAATGTAGTTTCTTAAAGCTCATGGGAGTTCTCCATAAGCGTGATAAGCATTACCTCCTACATAGATTAATCCTATTGAAGAACCTTCCCTACGGAGATAAAGAGCATCTTCAGGGGATACTGTTACTCCATTGGTTTTAACAGTGATAGGTTTATTCAGACCATTCCTGATATGAATAATCTGACCAACTACTACCTTACTATTAGGAACCAAGGTAAAAGGAACTTCAGCTTTATAGTTAAGAATAACATTGCCTACAAAGTCATCATCTTCTAGGTTTCTAGCAGTAGTGATGTCTTTTATACGGTATCTAAGTTCAGCACCAATGATAGTGTTATTCAGATTATTAAAGAGACCTTTCAATAATTTGTATGTGTTATTGAAGTGAATCTGATTCTGTAAAGCAGATTCCATGCTGATAGTAACACTAGTATCAGCTTGTCTCGTTGCATCTCGAATTGCTTTAAGGTAAACCTCAAGAAGCTTAGGAACATCTGTTCCTCCTTGGTTCCCAAATAGCTTAAGAAGGTCTGCAATCAAACCTTCTAATAAAGCTAATCTCAAAGCTAACTCTTCACAGCAATCATCTTCATAACATTCAGGCGGAGGAGCACATAAATTAGTAAGCATTATTTAATCCTCACTATGATGCCATGTTTGATTTCAAGCTTGTCTGTTTCACCAGTTATATTAAAACCATCTTTAAGCTTCTCTGTCATCTGTGCAGACATAGTATTGATTTGAGTTAAAGCACTATTAGCATGATTAGCTGCATCTTTTGCTCTTTCAGCATATTGTTTTGCATCTTCTATTTTTTGTTTAAGTAACTCCAATTCCTTCTTCAAGTCTTCAATAGAAGAGTTATTGTTATTACTTAAGCCTTGTAGCTTAAGCTCTGTTTGAATAAGTTTTCTGATAATTTCAATATTAATTGAATTATCCTTATTCACTTGTCTGTTTCCACATCCGCAAGTCATATTAGTCTCCTATTTGTTTACCATCATATTCATTTGTAGGTTTACCACGCTTAATTCGTAAATGGTCTTGTTCATCTATCCATAAGTAGTGTTCACCTAATTTAATCATTCCCATTTCTCTAGCAACTAGAAACTCCTTAGCCATAAGAGCAATGTCTCCATTGATTAAAGCTACTTGAGTTAGTGTTTCATTTACTCTCTTGAGCGTTTCCAAGTGAGTAGCTTGTTGCATTGAAGCAATTAAAGCTTTAGTTGCTTCTAGTATTTGAGTTACTTCTTTAAACTTGTTTGTTAAAGCAAGAATAGCTGCATCTCCAACCAAGTTCTTATTCTGGTTTAAAGCTTCTGCTAGTTTCTTCTTTAACTCAACATTGGTTTTAATCGTATCCCTGTATAGTTGACCAGAAGGAGAGAAAGGGTCAAGGTCATAATGACCTATAACCAAATCATCAAAATCAACTTCAAATCCTTCTACTTCAGGAACAAAAAAAGAAATACTAATCTTCTTTGTTGGTTCCGTAAGTCTATAAGGATACCATTGAGGTATTAACTCTATATGCGCTACTCCCTCTCCATCAGTAATTCCTTGTAGAATATCTGCTGAAGTCGTATGGAAGTTTCTTCTTATGGGTTCAATCTTGAAGGTAGTGTTCTTTAGTATTTCACTACCACTTTTAAGTACTAGTTTTATCTTTGTCTTCATTAAAGTCCTCCATTAATAAGACACTGAAAGTATACACAAAAGCGAGATACAGTTATGTATATAAAAGAGACTGGAGTACTAACTCCAACAGGATGGACTACATTGTCCAGTGTTAATAAAGATACGCCTATAGCAATAGTAGACGGTAAAAGCAATACATTCTCCTTTGCTAAACCGCCTAGGTTTGTAAAAGTGGATGAACCAGTAGAGTGTATGTATCTCTCACATGGTTTAGGAGAGGCTTGTGTTTGCTTAGACCATTTCTTACCTGACGGGAACCAAGTGAGAAGATATGTAGATAGTCTTACTCAGATAAAACTTCCTACCAAGGCTTTGTATGTATCCTCTTCTTCCACTGGTTCCTATGAACAAGGTTTCCTTGATGCTCTTCTCTTTGAGAGAGGTTCATGGGGTAAAGGACAAGCCTCAATCAAAGTCTATGGCAAGAAAGCAGACAAGATAGAGAGATTACTTACCTCACTGCATTTGAAGCCTAGAAAGGTCTTAGGATTCGGTATGGCAATGTTCTACTTTGACTACCCTCCTATTGCTAATGCCATGACAAGAGACTTGTTCACTAACATAGAGCAGTACAGTAACTCTTACTTACAGGGCTTATATGAAGGACTAGAGCTAGTTACTCCTCGTGTATTTAGAACAGAGAAGCAAGCGAGACAAGTAGAAATGCTGCTGCATATGATGGGTAAAAATGTCTATATTCAAGATGATAGTCTCAAGAAAAGGGGAGACAAAGAAAAAACTACATTTACTTTTAAACAGCGTGAAGTTAAGGTTCTTGCTTCTGGGTTTGTTGGTTTGGGACTGCCTGATGGCAGTTTTTTATTAACAAGGTCTAACAACAACTTATTGGTGATTTAAATGATTCTATATATTGGTTTTGCTTTAGTAGTAGTTATTACTATTGTTTTCTATTATCTGTATATGTGCTGCCTAGAATTAAACAGAAAGCTAAAAACAGAAGTAGATTACTACTCTAAGAATTACTATGACTTACATGCTAAGTACATCAAGCTTTACAAAGATATTCATAAAGTTATTGAGGATAATTAACTATGACTACAGAAGGTAATATCCTTGGGGTTGTAGAAGGTAATAAAGTAATTACCTTCAAGTGTGAAGAGCCTCAACACTGGGTAATAAAGAATGATATAGCCAGTTGTACTTCTGAAGAAGAAATCTCTGCTTTAGATATTTTCGTTCTTATTCTTGTAATTGCTGCTTTTATTATTTCTTCTCTTCCTATAATTAAGAAATACTAATGATATTTAATATTATTGTCCTTTCTTTCGACATTATTTGTTTAATTGCTTGCTTATGTATGTATCTACACATACGGGAGTTAAATAAGAGATGATATTCAATTTAAGTATTATTATCTTTGTTCTTCTTTGTATTATCTATGCTCTATTATGGGAAAGATACTACTTAAATAAGAGAATAAAGTTTTTAGAAGATAAGAATCTATCTTCTGTTAAACTAGCTCTTTATATTATTGATAGAGATACAAAGTTAACAGAAGTTGCTATAGATACAGAAAAGAAATGGTATTTAGCTAAAGAGCAACTTAAATCATTTATTAAGAGTGGAATCAAATGAAAGTAGAATTACTAAACTGGATGGGTAATGATAACTCAGTAGTTAATGCTGCTAGAGTGTCATTTAATAAAGAAGCTAATAACTATAGTGAAGAGCAAAATAATAAACTCTTAGTTTATCTAGCAAAACACAAACATTGGACTCCTTTTGCACATACAGGCATTAGTCTTCGTGTAACAGCACCTTTACCTACTAGAACACAGTGTTTTAAACATAAAGTAGGTTTAGTAGAGAATGAGTGCTATTCGGCAGAAACTGAAGTACTGACTACTTCAGGGTTTATTCATTGGAACCAAGTGAATGAAGATACTCTACTTGCTGTTCCTAATATGGAAACAGGACAAGTAAGTTATGAAAAGCCTCTTTCAGTCATAAAAAAACATTATGAAGGTAATATGATTTCCTTCTTTGGTTCAGGACTTGCTATGCAAGTTACACCTAAACATGAAGTATTTGTTTGGGATAAAGAGAAAGAAGAATACTGTAAATATACTGCTGAATATCTATTTGATAACTACCGTAGGAGTGGTTATTTCATTGTTACTGTTCATCCGTTTAGTACTATTGAAGTAAGCATTATTAGTAAGACATTGAGAGCACGAATAGAACAAGTATCTTCTACTCCATATAAAGGTATGGTCTATTGTGCAGAGACCTCTACAGGTCTTCTTATTACCCGTAAAGATGGTTCTATTACTATTGGTGGTAACTGTTCTCGCAGATACATTAAAGATACTCCTGAAATCTTTATGCCTGAGTTCAGACTTAAAGCAGAATCTGTAAAACAAGGTTCTAGTGAAGAGATACATCCTATGAACCAACAGATGCAAAGTCTTTATGACAAGGTTACTCAAGAAGCAGTACAAGCCTATGAAGTTATGATTGACCAAGGAGTAGCTCCTGAACAAGCTAGGTTTATTCTTCCTCAAGGTATGGAAACAACTTGGGTATGGACTGGTAATCTCTATAGCTTCTTTAACTTCTATCAAAAGAGAACGGATAGTCATGCTCAAAAAGAGATTAGAGATTTAGCTCTTATGGTAGGCAATATCTGTAGTGAACTCTTTCCTAATTCATGGAGAGCATTAAATGATTACTGCCGATGACATAAAAAGTTGGGATATAAATGATGCTCACCTAAATAAGTATCTTGGTGAACTTTATAATGAAGTTTCTTCTGATTTTATTCATGCTTTGATTGACCTAGCTTCAGAGCTAAAAGATGCTTTGGATATAGTTGAAGATGAATTAGCAGAAACCAATGCTCAACTAGATTCTGCTATGGATAAACTAGATTCAATAAAAGGCTTTTTATGAAACAAGCAGTATGGGATAAGTTTTTTCTAGACATGGCTATAAACGTAGCTGAAACCTTCTCTAAAGACCCACGAAGGAAAGTAGGGGCAGTTATATTCCGAGAGTCTTATCCGCTCTCTCTAGGCTATAACGGCTTTGTTAGAGGCTTCCCTGATGATGTTCTTTTCCTCCAAGACAGAGAAGTAAAAAACATGTATTCAGAGCATGCTGAAAGAAATGCCATATACAATGCTGCTAGAAACAGCATAAATATCATGGGTTCTTCTATTGCGGTATCTTTTCACCCTTGTCATGAATGTGCCAAAGGAATCATTCAATCAGGAATCCGAAGAGTAATCTATCCTGCTGGTTCGGGAATAGGTTCTTGGGCAGAGAGTATTAAAGAAGCAAGGTTTCTGTTTGATAAAACAGGTGTAGAGGTAATTGCACTATGACTGCTGAAGACATTCTGAACCAAGTGAAAGAGATACTTACTGCTAGAGGTAAAGATAGAGACAGCAAACAAGAAAGAAGTATGGCTAAAGCTGTTCAAATCTTTAATGCAGTAAATGATAGAGACATTACTGAGCAAGAAGGTTGGGATTTTATGCTATGTCTTAAATTAGCTCGTTCTAGACAAGGTAATTTTAGAACAGATGACTATCTAGACTTAGTAGGTTATGCAGCATTGGAGGCAGAGTGTGCAATTAACCAATCTAACTAATATCAGCTATCCTTTAGCAGTATGGTTAGCCAGTAATGACTATGACCTGGAACCAGAAGAAGGAAAGACTATCTCAGCTACTACCCTATTAAAGAGTGTTAGACAGATTATTCTTTCTGATAGAGCCTCAAAAGAGGCTCTTTTACTAGGGGATATTTCTTCCTTGGTTCCAGTACAGATTGGTACTGCTGTTCATAGCGCTATTGAGAAGGCTCTCAAAGACCCTGAGAGAGCCTGTAAAGCTTTAGGTATAAAAGTACCTCAGGTAAGTATTGCACAGGAGCAGAGAGCAACTAAGGAGTTTATGGAATGGAAGGTAACAGGTAAGTTTGACCTTGTTATCGACGGACAAGTACAAGACTTCAAGACTACTTCTATGTGGACATATATAAAGCAAAATAATGCTGATAAATATGTTCTACAGGGAAGTATATATAGATGGTTAAACCCTGACCTGATTACAGATGATGTTATGTTTATTCACTATATCTTTACAGATAGTGTTAATAGACCTGATGCACCAGAAACAAGAGTAGCTTCTCAACCATTTGTTTTAAAGAGCAAGGAGGAAACAGAGAGTTATATTAGACGTAAACTTACACTATTAGATAAATACTGGAACAAAGAAGAAGCAGAACTTCCTTATTGTACTGATGAAGAATTATGGCGAGAGGAACCAAAGTGGAAAGTTTATTCAAGTAATGACAGTAAACGCGCATTGAAAGTATTTGACACTCTAGCAGAAGCTAATAGCTTTGTATTAGAGAAAGGTAAAGGAATAGTGAAAGAAGTTAAAGGACAAGCTAGAGCTTGTAATTATTGTCCTGCTTTTGCTATTTGTTCACAGAAAGACTTTTTAGTTGAGAGAGGTGAACTTTGAAATTACATCCTTGGAGTGAAAGGTTAGTAGAGTTACTAGAAAATAAAACCCAAAGTAATAACACAATGTTCTTCAGGGTCATTGTTGCTTATTACTTAGGTATGGTTGCTTCTCAAATGCGAGTAAGCATTTCAGGATGGCAAAAAGGAGGAATACCAGTAAATATTTATGCTATTGCTGCTTCTCCTTCTGGTTCAGGTAAAGGTAATAGTACTTCTTTTATTGAGCAGCAAGTCATCAAAGATTTCAAAGATAACTTCATGTATAGAGTACTTCCTACTTGTGCAGAAGTTAGTATCAAGAAATTATCTGAACAACAAGCTGATGAAGAGAATATTTCAATTACTGATGCTAAAGCTAAAGTAACTAAAGATTACATCTCTACTGGTAGTTATTTATTTCAGTTTGATAGTGCTACTGTTCCAGCAGTTAAACAACAAAGAGCTAAATTGTTATTTGCTCAATGTGGTGCATTAAATTTTCAAGTAGATGAAATAGGAAGTAACTTAGTTGGTAGTACAGAAGTTCTTAATATCTTTCTAGAGTTATATGACTTAGGAAGAGTAAAAGAGAAATTAATCAAGAATACTGCTGATAATAAGCGTATTTCTCCTCCTGATGGTATTACACCAGCTAATATGCTTCTCTTTGGTACTCCCTCTAAACTAATGGATGGAGATAAAACAGAAGAGCTATTCTTACAAATGTTAGAAACAGGTTATGCAAGAAGATGTTTCTTTGCCTACTCTAAAGATTCAGGTAAGAGTTATGATTTAACTCCTGAAGATGTTATTAATAACATGTTTGATACCAGTTCTGACATTACTACTGAAGAAATCCGTAATAGATTAGAAGAACTAGCTGATGTAGACAATGTAGGTAAAGAAGTTCACTTAGGAAGAGAGGAACTTAGGTATCTTATTACTTACAAACTAGCTTGTGAAAAGAAAGCAGTTAACTTAAGTGAATATGAAAGCATTAAAAGAACAGAGTTAGAACATCGTTATTTCAAAGTAATGAAGCTAGCTGGTGCTTATGCATTTATAGATGGTACAGACATTACTAAAGACCATTTAGACTATGCTATCTCTCTAGCAGAACTCAGTGGAGAATCCCTTGCTTCTCTCTTGGTTCCAGAGAAGAACTATATGAAGCTAGCTAAGTTTCTCTCACAATCTCCTATTGCTGTTACTAATGCTGACCTTGAAGCTACTTTGCCTTATTACAAAGGTAGCAAACAACAGAAACAGGAGATGATTGATTTAGCCATTGCACATGGTTATCGAGCAGGAATAGTTATAACCAGTGAGCAAGAGAGTGGTATTACTTTCTATAAAGGAGAAGCACTAGAAGAAACCAACCTTCAAGAACTAATCTTATCCGTAGGTAACAGCTTCTCAGATGGCTATAGCAACTTCATAAAACCCTGGGATAAACTTTCTTCCCTTGGTTCCAGTGAAGGATTCCAGTGGTGTAATCACAGACTAGAAGACTCTCATAGAGCAGAAGAAACAGTCGTAGAAGGGTTTAATTTGATTACCCTAGACGTTGATTCAGGCTTCCCTATACAGGCTGCTAGAGAGCTTCTAGAAGGCTATAGCTACCTTATCTATACAACCAAGAGACATACTGAAGACCATCACAGGTATAGAATTATTATTCCTACTTCCCATGTTCTGTATATGAATAAAAACAGGTACAAAGAATTTATGGGTAGTGTGATGGAATCTTTTCCATTTGAGCTAGATAAAGCAGCGAACCAAAGGAGTAAGACATGGGCTACTAATAAAGGTAAGGTGTATCAAAATACAGGTAAATTATTTGATGTTGTTCCATTTATTCCTCGAACCAGGAAGAATGAAGAGAGGAAAGCTAGTGTTAAAGATAAAGATAAGTTAGAAGCTTGGTTTTTGACACAAGAAGAGAATGGAAGGAATAATGCTTTGTACAGGTATGGTTGTGTTCTTCTTGAGAGTGGTAAGAGTTTAGTAGACATTCAAAATATGACTATTGAGCTTAATAATAAGTTTAAAGAACCTTTACTTGAAGAAGAACTTAATAATACAGTTTTAAAGAGTTTAGCAACTAAGGTGGTTAATAATGGCAAATAAAAGAATGGTGTTAATTGGAGGGATTTCAGGAACAGGAAAATCCTTATCACTATATGGTCTTAAAGACGATGAAGGAGTTATTTATTTAAACTGTGATGCAGGTAAAGATTTACCTTTTAAAGCTAAGTTTAAACAGTTAGTAGTAACTGACCCTCTTCAAGTGTTAGATGCTCTTGAGAAAGTGGAAGGTATGCCTGAAGTGCATACAGTGGTTATTGATACCCTTACTTTCTTAATGAACATGTACGAGATGCAATATGTAAATACTGCTGCTGATACTCGTAAGGCATGGCTTGAGTATGGAAACTTCTTCCAGAGTTTAATGCTTGAATATGCGGCTAAGAGTACTAAGACACTTATCTTCTTGGCTCATGTATTTCCTCAATATGATGAAGCGAATGAAATAGTACAGATTTCTGTACCTATTGCTGGTAGAAGCAAGAACCAAGGAGTAGAGAGTATGTTCTCTACTGTACTTTCTGTTAAGAAAGTTCCTGTTAAGGAATTGGAGAAGTATGCTAATCCTATGCTCAATATTACAGATGAAGAGAAAGAGCTAGGATTTAAGCATGTATTTCAGACTAGGCTTACTGCTAAAACTGCTCAAGAAAGATTGAGAAGTCCCATGGGAATGTGGAGCAGTAAGGAAACGTATATAGACAATAATATTAAGCACGTGTTGGACAAGTTAAATGAATACTACGCATAGAACAGGATTAGATGTTAAAACTCTTCGTCTTGTGGTTCATTATGATAGTGAGAAAGGAGCTTTTCATTATAAAGAAAGATTAGGAGAAAACCTTAAACCTGATGGTTTGGGGTGGGTTGATTCTAAAGGTTATAGGATGCTTTCCATTCGTGGTTTTAAGTTACCTGCACATATTGCTGCTTATGCTTATGTGTATGGTTTCTTTCCCGATAGAGGTCAGTTTATTGACCATATAAACCATGATAGAAAAGATAACCGTATAGAGAACCTTAGATTGGTTACTAATCAACAGAACCAACAGAACAGAAAAGGAATACCTAATAATACAGGTATTCCTGGTATTTACTACAACCGTAAGACTGGTAAATACCAAGCAAGAATTAGAATAAAAGGTGTTACCGTTTATTCTAAAACTTGGGAGCATTATGAACTTGATAAAGCTACTCAAGAACTCGCAGAAGTGCGAAATAAATTAGGCTTTCACAAAAACCACGGAAATTGATATGTCAAAATTAAAAGACGCTAGTTTTAATAAAAAAGTAGAAACCTCTGAAGATACTCTTGGTGGGTATAAAGCATTAGATACTGGTCTATATCAAGCTAGTATTAAACATGCTTATCTTATCGAGAGTACTAATGGTGCTTTTGGTGTTGTATTTAAATTTTTACTTGATAGCAAAGAAGAGTTTCAAGAAACCATCTACATCACTAATAAGGACAAACATAATACCTATATAGATAAGAAGACTGGTAAGGTTAAATTCTTACCTGGTTATGAAATGACTAATGCCATTACTCAGCTTACTGTCGGTAAAGATATTGACGAAGTTGACACAGACAATAAATGTCTGAATATCTACAATCCTGAAGCAGGTAAAGAAGAACCTACTTATGTAGATGTCTTTACTGAACTTTCTAGTAAGAAACTTCAGCTTGGTATTATTCAAGTACAAGAATATAAAACCAAGAAAGTAGGTGATGAATATCTTCCTACTGACCAAGTAATCTATCGTAATACTCTTAGCAAAGTATTTGATGAAGATGGTTTCACCTATAAAGAAAGAGAGAAAGAAGCAGAGAAAGCTGAGTTTATTCAAAAATGGACTGAGAAACATACTGCTGAGTACATTCAAGATAAAACCAAGAATGTTACTCCTCAAGTCTTTGGTGATGATTCTAAAACAGAAAAGAAAACTGGTAAATCCACTACCAGCTTATTTAATTGAAAATAGCATCATTTGACCCTGCTTTACAGAACTGGGGAATAAGTTATTTTACTTATTCCCCTTCTGGTTTATGTCTAAAAAATACTGACATTATTCGAACCAAGAAGGATAGTACTATCCCTCGTAATTTAGATGATTTAAGAAGATGCCAGTATATTTACAGTAAGCTAGCTAAGATTAAAGCAGATATTTATGTCGCTGAACTACCATTAGGTTCTCAAAGCGCTGTATCTATGAAATCTTATGGTATGGTTCAGGGTCTTTTATCTATGTTCAGTCCTCTTATTACTGTTAGTCCTTATGATGTCAAAAGAGTCATTGGAAGTAGAACAACAGATAAAAAAGAGATAATTGAGTTTACAAGGAGTTTATATCCTGATAAGATTCCTTTACAGCTTTCAATAGCTGAACACATCTCTGACAGCATTGTTGCTTGTCATGCCGCTTTAAACAAATTGGAGAAATATTATCATGAACATGTCTGTTCAAATGACAATTACTAGAGGAGAGCTTTCTAAAGCTCTTGAACTTAAACTTGCTCAACAAGGTATGAAAGGTAATGTAACCCTTTCAGAAGATGCACCTGAGATTACTTCTTTTACCTTTGAAGCTATTAAAGTTAAACGTGGTGGTGGTCGTAAGAAACAAGATACAGAAGTATCTAAAGACACTGCACAAGAGAATCCTTGGGCTTAAGTAAAAGCTTAAAGGCATAAAGCAAAGCCCCTCAATAAGAGGGGCTTTATTATTTATAGCTTCATTCTTATCACTTCCATTGGTAGTGTATGCTTCCAGAAAGTTAGCATATCTATTAGATGGAATCCTGTACTCAAAGTACCATTCATGAATCTATAAGGAAGTAATAGTAAGGTTAAAGGAGGAATACCTAGTATCATGGGTGTTAGTATTGATTCTAGTAAATACCCTACTGGATTTCTTCTCAAGAATCCTGTTACTACCCTCTGCATTCTTAGTGCGAACTTAGTAAAGTTCCAGACACCCATATCATTCATCCATTGAGTACCTCTACTAGTAGGTACATCATAGTCAATGAAAGTATCTTTAACCCTACGCAAAGCTTCTTCTTTCTTGGTTCCTTTCTTCATCTCTTGTTGATACATAGCCCATTTGAATACAAAGTCAGATTGCTGTGTAAAGTTAATCATGGAATCATAGAAAGTAGTACCTTCATTTACTAATAAGAAATCAGCAATTCTTTTTAGCTTAGTAGGTATCTTTTCATAAGTATTTACTATTGCTTGTTCTAATGGTGAACGATACTCTTTATCCTCTTTTGTTACTCTGGTATCCATGACTATTGAAGGCATAGTACCAGCATCAATAAATGCTTTTAACGGATTACGATTAATAGCATCTCTCAATTCAGCAACTTTGCTTCTTCTTTCAGCAGTAGATTCTACTGCCAATCTAGCCAATTCAACCCTCAATGCTCTTTTATCTTTCTGATACTTGGTTGAGTAAACCAAAGCATCACTGATATCTTTCATTGCACCTACTGGGTCTAATCTATTCAGCATTAGTACTGCTGAATTAGCTGCAATGTTACCTAAAATAACTTCTAAACCTCGAACCACAAGAGAAGATTTCCATAGCTTCACAAGCCCTAGGATGGCACTCTCAAGGGATTTAATCGTAGCCTTAGCAGGTACTCCTAGGTAGCTATTCAAGAAGGCTGCAATAGCCTTATGAATCATTCCTGCATCTTGGTCTGGTTTAAGGTAAGTATCAAAGCTAGCCTTTTGATAGCCTAAAGCCCAAGTGAGAATATCATTCCTGATTTCAAACTCAGGTCTTCCATATCTATCTATGACCATCTCTCTTACATGGTAAGGCATCAATTCCCAATATTTCCTTCCTAGTGCTGTAGGAGCATTAGGAGCTACTTTTACTAGTGCATTGCCTTTAGTCCACTCTTTTTTGACTTTTTCAGTATCATCAAAGATTGCTTGCATTAGATTAGTCTGAATATCAGGCATTGCTGCTTTATAAGCAGTAGTACCTTTCATCTTACCTAGTACCTTATCAAAGTTGTTATCTCTATCAAGATAAGCATCTTTCATAGCATGACTAGATTCATAACTGAAACTAATGATATCCCCTCTTTCATTATAGGAAGGAATCATATAGTTACCTTCTTTACCAGATTTCAAAGAAGCTAATGCTTTCTTCTCTTGGTTCACAAAATCAGGATGATTTCTGTCATAAATAACCGTACCTTTATGATGGTTATTCTGTAAACCAAGTAAACCAGAAACATATCTTTGTCTACTATTATTTCTGATAGTCATTAAGTATTTCTTCTTACCAGTATCATTAGGGTCTTTTGGTAAGTCTAGTTTCTTATAACCGTCTTTTTCATACTTCTCTACTTCATCTTCAGTTACAACGACGATATCAGCATAAGGGTCTAGTATTTCATTGGTATAGCCTTTGTTGTAAGAAAGCCTATTATCTTTAAATCCTTTCTTACCTTCTTTAACAAGATTTCTATGTAGCTTAATAATGCTTAAATGAGCATCTTTGTCGTTAATACCCTTGAAAGCACTAAAGGTTTCAAGACTAAGATTATCTATTGCATATAGAGTAGCTAGTTCATCAATAGCTCTTACTACACTTTCATCAGGCATGATGTGAACATTACCAATACCTGCTCTATAGGCTATTGCTTCAGCATTCTTAGCCAACATTGCAGTAGTAGCTTTACCAGTAACCATATAGATACCTAAAGCCTTAGCACGAGTAATAAACTCTTTTCCTGTTGGTTCCTTGAGTAGTTGATTTACCCTTTTATCTATTGCCTGCTTTCTGTAATGCTTGTCATAGATTAAGTCTAGGATTGCATCTTCACTGAAGCTGCTCTCAAGGCTCTGTATATCGGTTCTCAGGAGCGTATTAGTAATAGCCTTCTTCTGATAAGGGGTAAGCTTATCGAAGTCTTTGTAGGCTTCCTGAGCAGCTTGTATATAGGCTGCTTGTTCTC